GGTATAATTGGATTATAGCCAATATTTGTATTTGTAACATACCCATTTGGGTAGTCCATAACATCATAAGATAATATTTTATAATATAGGAAAACACCTCTATTATAATCTTCTATAATAGTGTAACTTCCTTGAACATCTATAATTCCTTGAAGTTGTGCGCTTAAATTACTTTCTAATTTATATTTTATATAATATTTTATAATGCCACCAATAACTGATTCGTCTAAAAGAGATAATCTGAAATTAATTTTTGAGCCTCCTGTAGCATTAGTAGTTCCTATATTTAAATTTTGAGATACCATAAATAAATCACGCCATAGCTCAACTGTTATTCGTTCATTAACCGCACAACATGCAAATAAAGTGAAATTTAAATCTACCAAAACAGCAGATGGAACACTTACTTCAATATTAGTGTATAATTGTCCACTTAAATCCTGTAAATCGCTAGTGCTAGTTAAAAAACTATTTGCTGCTATTGTTGTTAAATTACTATTATTTTTAGCTATATTTGTGAGTAATATATTACTTGCTCCTACTGAATTTAAAGTACTAATATTTACAATACCTTGACTCTCAATGCTATAACTGTTATTAGAGGCAGGATCTTTTTCCAATTTATATTTTAAGTAATATTTTTTAGGTCCATCGCTTAAATTTGTGTCTAAATAATTGAAACTATACGGAAGTGTTAGACCTGCTGTAGCATTTATTGTTCCTAGTCCAGTGCTTTGAGAAATCATACTCGCATCTCTCCATACTTGAATAGTTATTCGTTCATTATAATCATAACAACAATATAGATTAAGATTAATATTAATTTGAACATCACTATTAGCAACATTAATAATATTATATAGAACAGCACTCAAATCTTGAATTTCATATGATGTTGTAGTGTAGCTAGATTCGTTAAATAGCGCCTTGTTGTAATAATTTGAGAGATTTTTTACCTCTGTTAATATAATATTTGTTGCGGCTCCCATTTGTAAATTTATAATACCCTGCCTAATCAAACTAAGATTACTTTCTAATTTATATTTCAAATAATATTTCTTGAGTCCGGCATTCAAACTAGTATCTAAATATGTTAGACTATAAGGTATTGGTATGCCTCCTCCACCAGCCGCATTTACACTTCCTAAGTCTTTACTTTGGACAATCATGCTTGTATCTCTCCACAATTCAACAGTTATTCTCTCATTTATAGCATGACTACAAGATAATGTAATATTAATTTTCACAAGAATTGAGCTATTATTAGATATGTCGATTTTGTTAAATAATGAATTACTTAAATCTTGTATACTATTTGTATTTGTTTCAAATGTATTGCTATAAATTGAATTATTGTAAAATGATGATTTACTAAGCATATTTATAGCAGCATTTGGAGCTGCACTATTTATATATAATTTTTCGGCTGAAATAGTAGTTAATCCTGCTAGAGCCTTATTATTTAAACCAACAGCTTTGTTAATAACTATAGTGTTGTTGAATATGATTTTTTTATTAGCTGTCACTTTTAATTCAATATTATTATTTGTAGACTCTAGTATTAAATTATTACATATATCATCATTAGACCTTAATTTATCGCAAAATATTCTAAAACTTTTACCGCTATTATTAAAATTTTCATAATCAGGCATAACGATTTAATTTAATATAGCTATATAATATTTTTATCATTTTCAACCACATATTTAAGACTATTTTTTAAACGCTATTTTTCTTATTTTCTAGTTCTTCCAAAGTCGCGTTAAGATTATTTATTAATACTTGTTGCTCTTGAAATGCTTTTATTAGCATTATTGTTAAATTGCTATAGTTAACTGATTTGAATCTCTCTTGTGTGTTAGTTTCTAATACTAATTCTGGAAAAAGTTCTTCTAATTCTTGGGCTAGCACTCCTATGTATTTCATTGAGTCGGAACCCTTAAAATTATAATTAACCACTCTAATTTTTAGCATTTTTTCTAATTTGGGACCACAATTAACTATATTTTCTTTTAATCTGCTATCACTAACTGCTCCATATTGCCCTGAATAATTACTCACATTTCCACACGCATCAATTCTGAAAACTCTGTTATATGTATAAGCTACGTCGCTATAATAGTCAACAATAGAAGCACTAATATCTGTTGATGCAAGATATTGCGAGCTGTAACCATTTATACTAACATTAAAGTTATGTTTATTAGATATATTAAGCGACTTCAAATATGCTTTACCTCCTACTATTAAGTCGCCACTAATTGTTGTGTTTATATTACTAGTAGTTGATGGAGTAAATGCTAGTGATCTGTTTACTCCATATACACATACACTATTATAAGTATTATTATATTGAATTAGTGTTCTTCCATCTCCAGACAACGCATGTATTCCTGCTCTAGAACTTGATGTTTTACCGTTAATTGAATTGCTTAGTTGATACCAATAATTATTAACATATGAAAATACTCTAACTTGACCTCTATTATAATTATTGTTATTAGAACCAACAGAAATAAGCGTTCCATCATTAGACATTGAAACGCTAGAGCCGAATTCATCACCGCCCGACAATCCTACTATTGCTTGACCTAATTGGGTCCAATTTGTGTCTCCTTGATACCCATATACATAGGCTTGGCCTTCGTTTAATAAACGAGCTTTATAATACATATATATTGCTGGTAAGTTACTATTAGAACCAGTATCATTCCAACCACCATCTAGATAATATAACTGTATAACTGTTTCATTTGTATTATCAGGTTGATTTGATGGAAAAGCATGATAATTCCATGCATCTCCAGTAACCCATTCCCAATCGGCTGCGGTTTTTCCAAATCTATTTACAGGATTTGCCACTCTTCTTCCTCCTAAATAAGGATTTGTGCCATTTCGTAGCGCATTGGCTTGCTCATTTTGTGAAGCACCCAAAATTACAGCTAAATCACGACCATAAACTGATAATGCATTATTTCTATGAGCTTGCCAAGACATTGTAGTTGAAATAAATTCATAACTAGGGGTTATTCGATACTCACTACCATATCCGGGTGCCCCAATAACAATAGTATTTCCATTAGCAGATAATTTTATAGCTCTTCCAAAATATGAATTGCTTATATCAGGTCCTTGAATAAAACCTTTAGGTATCCATGTACTTCCCGAAATTGTATATGTTTTTACTTGTCCTGCATTAACTATTGATTTATTATTATTAACACTAAAACATCCTGTTGCCAGTGTTTGTCCGTCTAATGATAAAGCGGTTGAGTAACCTTCAAAAGACCCAGTAACCCCTGTAATAGTTTGGCCTTTTTGTCTCCAATCATTTATGCTAGCACTAAAGTCATATACTCTAACAGCACCAGCATTAGTTCCATTTGAATTGTCTTTCCATGCGCCAATAGCAATACTATTTCCACTTCCTGCTAAACTTAATGCATATCCACTTTCACCAGCAGGTCTTTGTCCATTAATATTAGAACCTTTTTGTATCCAACTATTAGTATTATTACTTAACTCAAATATTCTAACTTGTCCTGCGCTAGCATCTTTATATAATGAACTTGCTGCAACTATTCGACCATTACTTGACAATGCCAAACTATATCCTAATTCATCGCCCGAAAGCCCAACAATAGTGTTATTGCCTAATCTGTTCCAATTATTATAACTCAATTCATAAATATACACACTACCGGCTCGTGATGTGGTTGGTAAGGAAGAAGTCATTATAAAATTACTACCACAAGCAGCTGCTATTCCCAGTTCTGGTGACCAACAAACACTTTTAAATAACGTAGATGGTGATTGTCTAGAAGTCCAATTTATTCCATCAGGCGAAGTCATTACTTTGGCATTACCAGTTTGTGCAACACCAATAAATAATCCTAATTCTGCGCTCCAACAAATACCCATCCATCCTACATTTGGATAGGTATTCGCTGCCGGAGCCGGTATAGGTCCTATTGTTCTTCCAATCCAATCTATTCCATTACTAGAAGTCATTACTTGTGCTCCATGATAAGCAAGAACAACAAATAGTCCAACCTGTGGCGACCAACAAACACATTGCCAGTCATTACTCGATGTTGCAGATCTCAAAGTCCAATTTATACCATTATTAGAAGTAATTATAAAATCACCACTACCAACAATAACAAATATTCCTAATTCTGGCGACCAACAAATACTTCGAAGAGCATAACTTCCTACATTATATCCAGTCCAACTTGTTCCATTTCTAGAAGTTATTACTCTATGACTTCCAGTATCACCAACAGCAACAAATAGCCCAAGTTCTGGTGACCAACAAACTGCGGTCCAATTACTATTAAATCCAGTTGTTAGTGACAAATACCAATTTGTTCCATTAGCAGAAGTCATTACATCTGAGTTATGACCGACAGCAAGAAATATTTTTAATTGAGGAGACCAACAAACACCCGTCCAATGGCCAGAACCTAGATATATAGAACTCCAACTAATTCCATCAGTAGAAGTATATACGAATACAGGAGCAACAGCAACAAATCTGCTTAATTCTGGTGACCAACAAATGCTATTACTATCATTAAGTCCTGATGTTCTTTGCGTCCAAGTATTAACTGCTTGTTCTACTTGTTGTATGCTTAAATTATCATTTAAAGAATATGCAACTACATTTCCATCATTTGAAATTACAACATTTTTATTATTATTAATCTTATTATTTGGTATACTGCTAAAATCTTGTCCAATTATGTTCCATGAACTATTGGTAAATGTTTGACTATTGTGTTTAGTGTTTATTGTTTCAATAGTAATAGCCGAGGCCGACGTACTAATATTATTTGCGTTAATAGCAGCAAATGAAATATCAAAATCTGTTTTTATTTTATTAAGCGAACCGTCAAAAACCGTTTTTAATAAGTACGACAAGTCAAGTATTTCAGTAAAAGTATTAAATGAACTATCAAATGAATTAAGAGCTCCAACTCTTCTTTGCTCTACATAAGAAGTATCCATAAGCGTTCTTAAATCTCCATATGAAATAGAAAATGTGCTTTTGGAAATATATGAGCTATCTACATAAGACCTCAAAGAATTTAATGAAATATCAAAATTAGATCTTAATATAAAATTATTATCAATTTGGCTTCGACTATAAGTAGCATTATAAGAATTGTCTATATTCCTTTTTAATGTGAAAAACGATGAACTAAAATCTGCTCTAAATGTGTTTAAAGATAAGTCAAAATTGCGTTTAGCTAGTGAAAGGTCGTCTATAAATAAGACTTTATTATTTTGTACAGTTAATTGTCCGCCACTAAAGTTCCAAAGTGTTCCATTATATTTTAATGACGCAATATTTGAAATATCTAGCCCTGCATTAGTATTTGACAAATCTAATATATTTGCCAAGCTTGACGCTAGCATAATAGCTTGATCACATATGTCAACAATAGATGATGCAATAGATGTTTGAACTCCGTTTATAACTAAATCGCCATTAATAATGAATGTTCCACTAGAATTGCCATGACCAGACGGGTCAATAGTAAATAATGCCGGCACTTTTAGCACACTATTAAGTATTTGTCCGTTTATACTTATGTCATTAAAGTAGGCAGTTTTAAGGACAACTAAATCATTACTTATTGAAATAGCTGATGCACTCAAATCTTTTGTAACAATTTTGGTACTATAAAAACTATCCTCTAGTACTGCTCTATAAATATTAAAACTAGTTTCAATAGATGCAAATCTTGATCCATTTATTAATAAATCATTACTTATAGTTAGTGTTCCATCAATGCGCAAATCTTTGTTTATAGTGAGATTATTGTTAAAACTCGAGTCCCCTCCACTCACATTAATATATGTAAAATAAGCGTCGCTTCTTCCTATTGAATTATTATTTGGATTATAACCTACAGATATATTTCTAGTATATCCATTGTTAACACTTTTATATTTTAACTTGATATTATTAGGTAATTCTAAATCATCAACATAGAGAAAATTAGTGGATACTTCTGAAACATTAGAAATACTTATATCATTACAAATTATTTTACTCAAATCAACATGTCCATCAAAAATTATTGTATTGGTACTAAAATCAATACTATTATATGATGATTCGATTATTAAATTATTGCTTAGATTATTACTTATTAACTTGTCACAAAAAATTTTAAATCGTCTATCAGCATTAAAATTTAATTCCATATTAACACTATTACAATATTAATATAGTTAATTAATATTTTATTAATTAATTGAATACATAAAAAATTATTACAATTTATGACATTTTTATTTTTAAAAATCCAGAATTATCATAAAATACTTCTCCTATTCTTAAATTAGTTAAATTATTAATAGTAGGGTTAGCAATTTGTTTAATTTTACTTATATCAAAATAGAGTCTTGGAGTGCAAATACCTATAGTATCACTACTAATATTAGTATTATTACTATTATCTACAATATGAATACTAAATGATGGATCAATACTATTAATTCCTATTCTATTATAACTTGTATCTATACATAACAAATTTGTACTATCAATTGCTCTTGAAGTAATTGAATCAATAGAAGAAAATGTTCCAATTAAGGTATTTATTGAAGAATAGTCGCTCATAGCTTATTAATAGTTATATAATAATGTTATTATATAAATTTTTAAGTAATAAGATTACTAAATATTATTTTTAAATCTTTTTTAAATAATATATAATGTTATTAAAAAGCTTTTTCAATATTTGCTATTCTGCTTTCTAAAAGCTCTATTTTTTTTGTTAATTGTGCTATATATTCTATTTTATTATTTACAATACTCGCTAAATCGTTAGAGCCTTCATTTTTAATAAAATTCTCATTTTTATTTAAGTTTTCATTTATTATTTGGACTTGACTATCCAATTCTTTGAGCGCTGCCAAATTATATATAAAAATATTATTATAATTTAAGCTATATGGAGTTTGTTCGTTACCAGCAATTACGCTAAATTTTAGTTCATCAATCTTTTCAACTTCTTGGGCGATTAGACCTGCTTCTATTATAAATGGTTCTGTTAGTGGACCTCTATAATCTGCATCTTTAAAAGTCGCTGTTTTCTGGTAAATTTGGGGATTTAATTGCCGTATAGTCGTTAATGCATTAGCAATAAGTTCTTCATTATGTTTTAATCTGTCATCGGATGTAGTAACAGCGATGAAATTATTTGTTGTGCCTCTAATATTTAAAGAACCATCTATCCATACAGTTCCATTTATTGATATATCGCTGCTGCTTGGCAACGAATTAATATTTTTAACAAAAAATTTTGCATTATTAAGCAACGTTAAAGAGCTATCCATTAACACATTACCGCTAATAGATAGAGTATTATTAGTAAATGGTCTAATATTATTTACATAAAGCAACGAACTTGTACTCATGTCTCTTGCTATTAAGGTGTTGGTTCTTACATTATTGCAACTTATTTCATTATTTATAGTTATAGCGTTCGATGTAACAAATCTAGAACTAGAAGCAATCATACTTACATCTCCTATTATAAGAGTTTGTGTTCTTAGTATTCCACTAACATCTATATCATAGATCGGAGAGGCAGTTTTTACACCAATACGGCTATTTTGTGTATCAATACAAACTACGTCATTAGCATTAGGCATTACTATATCATCAGTTAATGCGCTTATACTTGTAACAATCTTGTTAAGTCCTGTTGACATTGCTATATTATTATTATAGATTAATAATAATAATTTAACAATTAAATGTATTAAAGCTTTAAAAGAACAATAAGAAAAGAAATCAGTTATCTATTAATTTTATAACATTATTTTTATATTGTTTTCTAACAGCAACTACATAAACAAAGACCTCAATTTATAAAATAGGACCACCTAAAGCTGTTCTTCTCATATCTTTGATAATACTATATGAAACATTCATAAAACTATTTGATGAATTGGTTGTCGATTGTGCTTGTGGTGCAATGTTAAAATATAAAGCAGTTGGTATTAATGATGAAAGTTCAGAAGTCTCACCTTGACAATCTATTCTTGAAAGACCTAAATCACTCCAATGAAAAAGGGTTGATGCTTTATACCAAAATTTTTGAGTTGGACTTGCTCTATCATATGACCTAAATACTTCAATTCGTATTATTATAGTTTCATTTGTATTAGGACCTTCAACGAGCAACCCATTATTTTCGTTCAACATATCTTCACCCCAGAGAGCAAATCCATCTCCATATTCACCATACACAAACCTACCACCAAAATATCTCCACAAATTAGCTGTGCTTGATTCTGTATTGTATTTTAAGAACATTTTATAACCTCCTTCACCTGTTATTTTTACACTCATGTCTATTTGTAAACTTTCATTATTAGATAAATCTATTGGTATATTAAAACTATTAACAGGTCCAACAATCGTATCAAAAGAACGGATAATAGCAGTTGCCTCGAGCATAGCAATTCTACTAGTTAAACTTGCTAATAGAGAAGCAACATCAGATGTTAATGAAGAAGATGAAGATGATGAAGACGAAGATGATGAAACATTATTTATTCCAAAAACTCTAACACGTCCAATACCATTCTTAAAATTTTGACTACTATAAGCAAGTGTTGCTCCGTCACTAGAAAGTGCAATATCAGAAGATCCTTCATATTCAAATCCTGGAATATATTGACCATATTGTGACCAATAATTATTAATGTATTTATAAACTATGCATCGTCCAGCATTTGGTGAAGTAAAAATTTCACCATCATATCCTTGTTGTGTAATAGCTATAGTATTACCATCTACTGATAGTGCTATAGATGCACCAAAATATGTGTAAGTATTTTCTTCAAAATGTAATTCAGCAAATGGAATAATTGTTTGTCCTAATTGATTCCATGAATTATCAGTTGTATTATATTTATAAATATAAGCAGCACCTGAATCTAAACCATTATCATAATTATCAACACCATAAGCTCCAATAGCAAGTATTTGACCATCTCCTGATAACTTAATATAATGCCCTTGATCATAACTTTTTTTACCACGAATAATTTCACCCATAATATTCCAAGTATTACTATAGTAACTATAAACTATAACAGAACCTGCTCTGCTTAATGTTGTATTTGGCCATGATGACCCTTCCCAATTACCTACAGCAATAATATTACCATTGCTTGAAAGTGATACTTTAAAACCGGCAGCTAAACTTGTAAAAGGTGGTATTATTGTAGGACCATATTTATTCCAAGAACTATCTATAAACTTATAAACATAAGTTTCTCCCCTATTAGCGTCTGCGCCCCATCTTCCCATTGCTAATGTTGAGCCATCTCTTGAAAAACTCATAGATGTATATGGAGAATAACTATTACCATTATAATTTTTTGAAGCAATACTAACACTACCTGTTTCATTCCAAACTGTATTATTATAACTAAAACTTTTTACTACTGAATAGCTAATAAGCTCATTATAAATCGTACCTCCATAATTAATGTCTTCATAAATATCATAGTTATATAAAAAAGCAATTATTGTTCCATTTCCTGATATTGCTAATTCTGAAGCATAACTTCCGTTTGTAGCAGCAGGAGATACAGCAATTTTATTACCTAATCGTTGCCAATTATAATTTATATACTTGTATATTATTACAGCACCAAAATCTGTTCCGCTTGTATCATCATTTGGCACAGCCACAGCTATAGTGGTTCCATCGTCTGATAATGCTATTTTACTACCTAAATTATCATTTCCTGACCCACTAATATCAAATCCAAGCTTATTCCATAGATTATTACTAAATTTTAATGTAGAACTTCCACTTCCACTGTTTGCTGCTAATGCATTAATTGAAGCATCAAATAATTGCTTAGATACAAAAGAAACATCTACTTGACCTCTTGTATATACATTAGCTAATGAGCTATCAAGCACATCTAATTTACTATATACATTACTAAATGAGGCATCTATTTCTATTTTGCTATATGCATCTACTGATGATGAAGAACCAGAAGACAAAGAACTAAATGAAGGATCCACTTCTATTTCATATACTCTTATTCTACCAGTATCAACTGATGTAAAAGTTTCTTTAAAAGATTGACCATCAATATGTATAACATTACCATTGTAACTAGAAGCTATATATTGACCAGGACGCTCCCCTGTTACACCTGTTATTTCGCGTCCAATTTTTGACCAATAATTAGTTACACTTGAATATCTATATGCTTGTAAATATCCGTTATAATAAATAGTACCGCCATCATTATTATAAATAACAGACGGTCTATTACGTCCACCAAAAGCAACTGTTAAACCATCACCTGATAATAATTTAGTATCACTTCCAAATTGAATTCCTTGTGCCTCATCTATATATTGTACTTCCTCATATACAATATCTTGTCCTCTTTGTATCCAAGTATTGGATAAACTATCATATGCATATATTTTTGACCTACCAGCATATGTATCACCATTTACTGTACTATCCCAACTACCTACAAGAAATACACTTCCATCGTTGGATAATTTACCTGTAGTAGTTGACCATGTTGGAAGTGTAATTAATGTTACATTACCATATTGTTGCCAAATTGTTCCATTATACTTAAATAATACCATTGAATTTTGCTTACAAAATAGAACTACTTTTCCATCAGCACTAATAGCACGAGTTCTTCTGCTCCAAAAATCTAAAGAACCAGGAACATTTATACTAGTATTAACTTCTGATTCCGATATTTGTGCACTATCTTGTACAAAAGATCCATTAGTTAGTGTATGTATTATTACATTAGTAAGACTACCACCTACACCAATAAGAAACCTTTTAATAACATTATTTTCAAATGTGAAATAAGCACTACCTACACGATTAGAATTTTGGCTAGTTACTGAAGCAATTTCTATCCATGCTGTTCCATTAAAACTATATACAACATCTGTATATATATTATTTAAATATTCACCTGTATTTTCTCCATATCCTGCCCGACTAATAGGTATTGCAATTGTATTTCCATCACCACTCATAAATTTTCCACTTATGTTGAAGTCCGTTGCTAAACCTGTTTGATCACCATTGGCACCACCGCTTTCGGCATATCTCCACGATGGAACATAAGTAAATGGAAGTAAAATTGTTTCGCCTTTTTGAACCCATGAATTTGATATAAAAGTATAAACAGCTATAGAAAATCTCGGTTGTTCTTGACTTCCTACTCCTGTTGGATAAAGTATAGTAGAACTTGGCCAAGTAACCATAATAGTATAACCATCTAAAGACGCAGAAATTACACCTGGAGCATTTCCAGAAACATCTTTAACTTTTGTAATATTAGTTCCTAGTAAATTCCAATCTTGATTGTAAAATTTTTTGGCAATTGATGAAGTTCCACTTCCACTTCCACCTCCACTTCCACCTCCACTTCCACTTCCACTTCCACCTCCACTTCCACTTCCGCCACCTGTTCCTATAGCGGACAATAAAACATTATATGATGTTTCAAATAATTGCTTAGATACAAAAGATACATCTACTTCATTTTTAGTATATACATTAGAAACTTGAATAGAACTTAAAGAAGCATCAAATAATTGCTTAGATACAAAAGAAACATCTATTTGTCCTCTTGTATATACATTAGCTAATGAGCTATCTAGCACATATAATTTACTATATACATTAGTAAATGATGCGTCTATTTCTGTTTTACTATATACCTGATTTTTAGTATATACATTAGTAAATGAGGCATCTATTTCTGTTTTATTATATACCTGATTTTTAGTGTATACATTAGTAAATGATGCATCTATTTCTGTTTTAGTATATATATTTGAAGCACTTATAGATCCTGCTACATTTAACGAGCCGCTAATATCTACATTATTTAATGAAATATCAATATAACGTTGCACATTACTGCTATCAGTAAATATTATTTCACCTGTTACATCAAGTATATCATATGATGCATAGTCATTATTTTGAATAAAAACACCATCTGATAATATACCATTGAGTGATGCATCAAATAATTCTTTGGATACAAATGATACATCTATTTCTATTTTAGTATATACTTGACTTTTAGTATATACATTAGTAAATGAATTATCAACCTCGCTTTTAGTATATACTTGACTTTTAGTATATACATTAGTAAATGAAGCATCTATTTCTGATTTAGTATATATATTTGGTGCACTTATAGATCCTGCTACTTTTAATGAACCACTAATATCTACATTATTTAATGAAGCATCATTAATCTGTTGGACGTTATTGCTATTATCAGTAAATATTATTGTATCTGTTATATTAAGTATATCATATGATGTATAGTCATTATTTTGAAAATAACCACCATCTCCACTTTCATTGCTTGTTCCTACAGATGATAATAAAAAATTATAAGATGTCTCAAATAATTCTTTAGATACAAATGATACATCTATTTCTGCTTTAGTATATACATTGGAAAGTTGAATAGAACTTAAAGAGGCATCAAATAATTCCTTGGATACAAATGATACATCTATTTCTGTTTTAGTATATACTTGACTTTTAGTATATACATTAGTAAATGAAGCATCTATTTCTGATTTAGTATATATATTTGGAGCACTTATAGATCCTGCTACTTTTAATGAACCACTAATATCTACATTATTTAATGAAGCATCATTATAGTGTTGCACGTTACTAGTGTCAGTAAATATTATTTTACCTGTTATATCAAGTATATTATATGTAGCATAATCACTGCTTTGAGAAAACCCACCACCACCTCCGATTAAATCATCTAAATTATATGAAATATCTCCTCGTTTGAAAATAATTTCACTGTTTCCCGAAACTTCTAATACTATGTCTCGACCATCATATGACTTTATTAGTAAATCACTACTAATCCCCGATGTAATAAAATTTAGTACTGAACTCCCAGATATTTCTTGTAATATATATTCTACTTGTGAATTTAAAGAATTAAACGATGCTTCACGAACAAAAGACATGTCTAAATAATCGCTTACTAAATTGTCAAATCTTTTTGTAATTTCCCCTTTTTTGAAAAAAATGTCATTGTTTGCAGATACTTCTAAAATTAAATCTTTTCCATAACTTGGCACAACTAATAAATCATCTCCACTAATAGAGGTTAATGTATTAGTATACATTTTCCAAGACTTCGTGTTCGAATTAAAGTTGTGAAGACTCATTATATTATTATATTAAACAATAATAAAATAATTTAATAATAATTTAATAATAATTAAATTATTAAATTAGTAAGCTATTAATTTTATAATTTTGTTTTTATATTATTTTATTAACTACTATTTGGGTTTGTTTCTAATGCTTCTATTCTTGTTGTTAAACTTTTTGCTGTTCTAATAATTCTATGCGTGTTATTAAACTACTTATGGTTGTTTCTTGCGACTTAACTTTTGCATGTAATTCTTTTATAGCAGCAAGTCCATATACAAAAATAGAGTTATAATTTACATTATATGTTTGTGGTATTAAATTGTAGCATATATCATAATTAGCGTTGCTTGGGTCATAATTAGCGTTGCTTGGGTCATAATTAGCATTGCTTGGGTCATTTGTTCGTCTTTTATAAATATAGCTTTCTTCATAATAATCACCACCGCTTACAACAAAGCTTAAATCACTTATTTGTAATAACTCTTGAGCAATTAAACCTGTTTCATAGCTCCAAGTATTTCCACTTAGATCACCATTATAACTAGCGTCTAACATGTTTTGAGTTTTTTGATAAAATTTTGGTGTTAATCTATCAATAATTTCTAATCCATTAACTATAGTAACTTCATTATGCTTTAACCTATCGTCTGAAGTGTTTGTAAATGTTCCGGTTACATCAAGATTTAAAAATCTCCATTTACCAGTTTCATCAATGCTATTAAAAGTGCTATTAAATACATTACTACTTGTTGGAGGACGACCTTTTAATGAAGAAATATTTATTTGATTACTACCAGCACCATCTCCTAAAGCAATAAATACACCAAGTTCAGGAGACCACTTAACCTTTCTAACAACATCACTTATTGTCGGAGTTCCAACAGGAATAAATTTCCAATTAATACCATTAACCGAAGTCAATATTCGATAACTACCATCCCAGGCGTAATTAAGAGTGCCAATAAATATTCTAAGTTCAGGTGACCAACAAACAGAACTCCATGTATGTGCTGCCGATTCAGGTATATCAGAACTTAGTACCCATGTAATAGCATCTCTAGATGTCATTACTCGTGCCGATGTTCCGCCAGTATTTTTAGATACAGCAACAAATATTCCAAGCTGAGAAGACCAAGTAATACTAGTCCACTGCCCACCAAATACTGAAGCATCAATATCGACACGTGTCCAGTCAATACCATTTCTTGAAATCATTACTTTAATTTCATTATAGGCAACAGCAACAAATAATCCAAGTTCAGGAGACCAACATACAGCTTCCCAATTTGAATTAACTAATGGATACGATAGATATCTTTCAGTCCAATTATAACCATCGCTTGAAGTTGCTATACGAGGACCTGACATAGTAATAGCAACAAATAAGCTAAGTTCTGGAGACCAACACATATGATTAATATTTGTACCTACTCCAGAATCTGGTAGTGGGTTCCAAGTGGTACCATTGGTTGAATACATTAATTTTAAACCTGAGTATGCCCCACCTGCAACAAATAATCTAAGTTGTGGAGACCAACAAATTGTTTGCCATTGCGTAGATGTTATAGAAGTATCTGTAATAGTCGCAGGGGTCCAAGTTATTCCATCATTTGATGTAATTACAGCGCTCGAACCTGTGTTTTTTACACCAACCGCAACAAATAATCTTAGTTCTGGACACCAGCAAACATCATTCCATTGTGAGTTTGATACTGTGCTATTAGTAGTAATACGTCTCCAACTACTAACTGCCAAGTCTCCACTTGAATAAGGATTTAAACTTGGATAAGCATCTTTTGCTAATCCATAATATCCATTAACAGCGCTCCAACTTATATCACCACTAATTTCTTGATACACTCTATTTGACACTCTTAAATTATTAATATATGCATTATTCCAATATTTAGACGTGCTACCTAAATTATAAGTATTTGTTGAAGAAGGAATTATATTACTTGTAACAGCTGTGAGATTAGTAGAACCTCCACCTCCACCTCCACCACCTCCACTACTTGCCGCTAATGCATTAATTGAAGCATCAAATAATTGCTTAGATACAAATGATGCATCTGTTTCTGCTTTACTATATACATCACCTCCGCCCGCATTGTATGCTTGTCCATTTATTAAATTAACGCTTAAATCCACTATATTAGCATTATTCATTGTTATTTGCTTAAAAGTCCAATTGCCATTATCGTCAATACTATTAAAACAACTATCAAATACATTATAACTTGTTGGGGGACGCCCTTTTAAAACAGAAGTCCATATTTTATTTCCACCAACAGCAACAAATATTCCAAGTTCAGGCGATCGAACAACACTATAAGCATTAAAGGAACTCCATTCGCCAGTTTCTGATATATTCTCATATATTTCAATCCAGTCTATTCCATTGCGCGAATATAAATATGACCCTCCCCCTGAAGTTTGAGTAATAAGAAACAATCCTAGTTCAGCACACCAGGAAACATTTCTATAACTTACACCATTGTTATTTCCTCTTATAATCCAGTCTATACCGTTTGTAGAAGTCATTATATTAGCATTTGAACCTCCCCCATTTGAAGCAACAGTAACAAATATTCCAAGTTGAGGAGACCAACACACACTAACCCAACTTGGGTATTCTGCTGCTGTAGGTACAGTTCTAAGCGTCCAATTATATCCGTCGTTAGAAGTTATTACTTTTGTATTGGTATTTTGATAGTCAATACCTGTAGCTACAAATAATCCTAGTTCTGGTGCCCAACAAACACTTCCCCACTTTAAGGGCATTTCACCAGTACTGGTTGCCCCTATCCAATTTATTCCATCAGTAGAAGTGCAAGCTTTATATGTAGCATATAAATCTTCACCTACCGCAACAAATATTCCAAGTTCAGGAGACCAACATATACTAGAAAAGCTTAGAGCAGAATCTCTTGTAGTGTTGGTATACCAATCAATTCCATTATACGAATAAATAGCATAATGATATCGGTAAGAACCAGCAACAAAAATTCCAAGTTCCTCAGACCAACAAAGGGCTCTAATATAGACCGCTGTATTAATAGATATATTAATCCAGTTTATTCCATCATAAGAATACTTTGCATAAGTGTTACTATATGGTGTAATAATATCAGGAAATGTAAGAAACATTTTAAGTTTTGGAGACCAAACAATATTCTTAAAATCGAAAGATCCAGTATTATGTCTCGTAGTCCAATAAGCAATTGCTTTTGCGCCACTTGTTAAAGGATTTAACGCAGGAAATGATTGCTTTGCCAATCCATAATATCCATTAACCGCATTCCAGTTGCTATTATTACTAATTTCTTGATACACTCTATTGGCTGTTGTTATTTTATTATTACTAGTATTAATTATTTTATTAATATTGATTATATCTGTAGCTCCACCTCCTCCACCTCCTCCACCAGAGCTATATGGTAATCCATTGATTTTATTAACGCTTAAGTCATCTACAAAAACATTGCGCCACCTCTTTAATGAAGAACCTAAATTATAGCTAACATCAAGAAAAGGTACTATGTTTCCCGAAACATCAATATTAGTAACGCTTAAATCGCGTATATATGCGTTGCTCCATATTTTACCACTTTCACCTAAACTTCCAACACCATTAGTTGATGGAACTACATTTCCTGAAATACTCATTCCTATAGATGTTCTAAATGTATTGCTTGAATTATTATATAGCAAATTTACTTTTGCTCCGGATATTTCAAAACCAGCACCATCTGCTTGAACCGAATTTGACGCATTAGAAGCCAACACTAATATTTTATCACTAATATCTACAACACTTGAATTAATTGTTGTTGTTACTCCTTGGACTACTAAATTACCATTAATTAGTACTGTTCCTGTATTATCTCCATGTCCAACAGGGTCAATAGTAAATGATGAAGGAACGTATAAAGTGGATCCCCTAAATGTTACATTATTGGATACATCCAAAGACTTTGTATATACATTTGCCAAGGAAGCATCTATTTCTGTTTTACTATATACTTGATTTTTAGTATATACATTAGTAAATGAATTGTCTATTTCTGATTTACTATATACTTGATTTTTAGTATATACATTAGAAGCGTCTAAATTTCCGTTTATTTTTATATTACCTTTAGTTTGCAAATTATTGTTAATAATAACATTACCACTCAACTCTATATTTTGACTACCAATAATAATAAATTTTTCTGAAGAAATAGTTGTAGCGCGTATATAACCTTTATTATTAGAATTCATCCACATTTATAATATATATATATATTTTTATATATATTAATACGAATATATATATTATTATATATATATATATTCTTTTATAAAAATAGCATTTGGATTGATTATATTGTTTTATTAACTATTATTTGGGTTAGTTTCTAATGCTTCCATTCTTGTTGTTAAACTGTTTATAATTGTTTGCTGTGTTAACAAACTTAGTTCTTGTGCTTTTACTTTTGCATGTAATTCTTTTATAGCAGCAAGTCCATATACAAAAATAGCGTTATAATTTACATTATATGTTTGTGGTATTAAATTGTAGCATATATCATAATTGGCGTTGCTTATATCATAATTGGCGTTGCTTGGGTCATTTGTTTGTCTTTTATAAATATAGCTTTCTTCATAATAATCACCACCGCTTACAACAAAGCTTAAATCACTTATTTGTAATAACTCTTGAGCAATTAAACCTGTTTCATAGCTCCAATTATGTCCACTTAAATCGCCATAATAATGAGCATCTAACATGTTTTGAGTTTTTTGATAAAACTTTGGTGTTAATCTATCAATAATTTCTAATCCATTAACTATAGTAACTTCATTATGCTTTAACCTATCGTCTGAAGTGTTTGTAAATGTTCCGGTTACATTAAGATTTGTTGTAAAAATATTGCTCCATCTTATAGCACTTGTTCCTAAGGAGGATGTATTATTTACAAAAGGAACTATATTATTATTTATAGTTAATGAAGATGCAAATAAATCATTCAATGCTAATAATTTATCCATCCCATAAACTGTACATCTGTTATTTGAGTTAGAGAAAAATTGTTGATGAATAAATGTTGTTCCATCTCCTGAAAGAACACAAGCAAGGAGTTGACCACCAGGAAAATCCCATATACGATTTATAGATTGTCCTATTTGATACCAAGTATTAGCATATAATTTATATACTCTAACACTGAGGCTTGTACTAAATGAGATTATTGTTCCATCATTAGACATATTTACCCAGACCCCTGCTATTGTTTCATTAATATTTGATCCAAATATTGTTTGTCCTATTTGTGTCCACGAAGTACCACCATTATATTTATATACAATAATACTTCCACAATCTTGTAAAATGGGTGGATTTGAAACTCCATTTGTATATCTAGAACCAACGGCAATAGTATTTCCATCACTTGATATACTTACTTGCCATCCAAAATATTGACGAGTATAAATTCCATCAATTATTCCTATATTACTCCATAGTCTGGTAGTGTTATTATATCTATAAATATAAACACGTCCAGCATAATAATTTATACCATTATTCATGGCTCCATATCCAGCAATAATAGTTGTTCCATCTAACGATAAAGCGCATGCCCAACCTAAATTATAACCACCTAATGCGCCGTAACCAGGTTGATCAGTATAAGTAGAACCGGTAATATCTTGTCCCATTCGTATCCAAATGTTATTACTTAACTCATAAGCAAGTATTTCTCCATAATTACTATTGGATACAGCAACAAGAATATTTCCATTTCCTGATAAAGCAACATTAAAACCTAACTGGTAAGAGGCTATAGGCTTTCCATTTATGGATTGTCCTCGTTGCGTCCATACATTAGCGCTTAATTCAAATACTCTAATTTGTCCAGTATCAGTTCCAGAAGTGTCATTGCGCGTAGAACTTACAGCAACAATTCTTCCATCACTTGAGAAAGCCAATTTACTATTACCAGTCCCTCCAAAAAGATCAGTAGTGGTTTGTCCCACCATAATTTCACTACTTACTCCCAAAGTCTCCCAACTATAACTTGTTCCATTAAAACTAATTTCATAAACATAAAGTCTACCTATATTTGAATTGAAAGCAGGAACAGTTAATCCAACAACTCTTCCGTTATTTGAAATACCAAATAAAGCATTAGTAGTAGAAAAACTAAGATTTCCTCCTATTTGGTTCCATAAATTATTAGCATATTGTTTTGTATAATGATTGGTATTTAAAACGGTTAATAAAGAACTATTAACATCTGTTTTGGAATATATATTACCACCACATATATCATTAATATATGCATTTTTCCAGAATTGAGTAGTGCTACCTAAATTATAAGTATTGGTGACTGAAGGAATTATATTACTCGCAACTGATGTGAGAACAATAGAAGAGCCACCACTATATGATTGACCGTTGATTGTATTAATGCTTAAATCGTTTGCAAAAATTTTGCTCCACCTCTTTAATGAAGAACCTAAATTGGAGCTAAGGTCAAGTAAAGGTACTATGTTTCCACTAACCTCAATATTAGCAGCACTTACATCACGTATGTTAGCAGTAGTACTTGTTAATTGTGAAAAAGTCCAATTGTTGGTCTGATTTATTTTATCAGACGTGATTGATGCATTAGCAATTTGTGTACCAGTAATAGTAGCATTAGCAATTTGTGTAGCAGTAATAGTAGCATTAGCAATTTGTGAAGCAGTAATAGTAGTATTAGCGATTTTAGAACCACTAATAGCTGCAGTAGCTGATATATGTGTGTCTGTAATAGCAAGTGATGCATTTATTTTACTAAATGCTATTGCTGCGCTAGCTGATATATCAGCATTTACAATAGCATTAGCAGTGTTTATTTTACTAAATGCTATTGCTGCGCTAGCTGATATGTCCACATCCATAATAGTTCCATCTACTATATTATGTGATTGAATACAATCACTTGATAGCTTTGCGTGTGTAACTGCACCATTAGCAATTCTTGTATTAGTCACAGCATTAGCAGCAATTTTTTCATATGTAATAGCATTATCACATATATCTACTGTTAAAATAGAACCATTTTCTATTTGAGTAGAACTAATTGTTCCACTAGCTATTTTAGCACCATCAATAGAATTAGTAAAATTAATTACGTTTAATTCACGAATATAAGCAATATCCCATATTTTACCACTTTCACCCAAACTTCCAACACCATTACTTACTGGAACTACATTTCCCGAAATAGTAAGTCCTATAGATGATCTAAATGTATTGCTTGAATTATTATATAGCATATTTACTTTTGCGCCAGATATTTCAAAACCTGCACCATCTGCTTGAACCGAATTTGTTGCATTAGAAGCCAATACTAATATTTTATCACTAATATCTACAACACTTGAATTAATGGTTGTTGTTACTCCTTGGACTACTAAATTACCATTAATTAGTACTGATCCTGTATTATCTCCATGTCCAACAGGGTCAATAGTAAATGATGAAGGAACATATAAAGTGGATCCCCTAAATGTTACATTATTGGATACATCCAAAGAATTAGTATATATATTTGAAAGCGAAGCATCTATTTGACTTTTACTATATACTTGATTTTTAGTATATACATTAGTAAATGAGTTATCTACCTCACTTTTAGTATATACTTGATTTTTAGTATATACATTAGATGCGTCTAAATTTCCGTTAATTTTTACATTACCAATAGCTTGTAAATTATTATTAATAATAATATTTCCACTTAATTCTATATTTTGACTAGCAATAATAATATATTTTTCAGATGAAATAGTTGTAGCATATATTGAACCAATATTGTTTGAACTCATAAACTATTATAATATTAATATATATTTTTTATATATATATTAATACATATATGTTATTATTATTATTATTAATAAATTACTAATGTTTTGTTAATATGTTTTTAAGCATTAGGTTCGTAAAGTTCTTGTAATGAAATATAGTTACCAGATGATGCTACAATACCGAATGGAGTAGATATAGTATCATTTGTAGGGCAATCTCTTCTAAACTGTAGTTTATAATATACGGTACCAGAAGTTAAGGTGGCACCAGCAAGATCATCTATGAATGTGCCGTAATACACATTATTAAATGTAACACCCATATTTGAGCCAAGACTTATATCAGAAAATACAGTTGTGTACGACCCTGGTGAGTTTCCTGTTATGCTCTTCAATACTTGGAAACTTAAAGTTTGGTCTGCTTCTGGTGAAGAAATATAGTTAACTTTAAATTCCATTTTAATGAATGAATTAGGACTTAATACAACTCTCGAAACAACATAACCAGGAGCATCAACCCAATCATTGGGGCTTGTTGTAGCAATAGCTGCTGAAAGAGCGTCTGATTTTAAAGTAAAAGTGCTCATTGTAACAGGGAGCTGTGACCAGTTATTCAATGGTAATACATTTGCCGAATAATCAATGCCATTAAAAGCAGTTATTTTACTAGTATTAGTAACAGCGCTTGAAACCGTTAATGCGCCGCTAATATCTAAACTAATATTAGATTTCCATCTATTATTAGACGAATCATAGAGCAACGAAGCATATCCATCTCCTAATTTAATACCTCCTCCATTACCGAGAGCAGCTGTTGAACCTGAGCCAGAAGCAAGAGTTAATAATATATCAGAAATGTCAACTTGAGTTGAATAAACAGTTGTCATATTACCACGAACAACTAAATCACCCATAATTGTAACCTGACCGGATGCATCTTGTGTACCGGGTGTACCATCAATACCGAATGGGTCAATAACAATTTCATGAGCGGTGGCAGATTTAGTAATTGTACCGCCAAATATTCCTGAGCCGACTTGAATACCGCCTTCACTTACAATTTTGCCGTTAAGAAAGATGGTGCTGGCGCTAATATCAATGTTGCTATTATTGCATAAATCAATAACCGATTGGCTACCTGTAGATGTAAGATTTAATTTAGTACTAGTTGTTCCTGCGCGAAGTCTAGAGCCGGTATACACATAGTTGTCGGTCACTCGATTGAAAATGAGATCGGACATTCAAACAGTTTTTATATAATTAAAAAATATTTTTATTTTAAAATTATAACTAAATTAATTAAATTAATTAAATTAATTAAATTAATTAAATTAATTAAATTAATTAAATTATAAAAAATATTCCTAAAAGTTTCTAAAAGTATTTTTAAAAGGGTTTTTCTTATAATTTTCTTAATACAATATTTGAAGAACCAGACAATAAAGTTATATTAATATTTGTAATACCTTGTTCTTGTGCGCTAGCATTATTTTCTAATTTATATTTTATATAATATTTATTTGTTCCATTGCTAGCACTTTCATCTAAAAAGGACAATCTATAATTGCTTCTAAAGCCGCCTGTAGCATTTGTTGTTCCTATATTTGAATTTCTAGAAATCATAGTTAAATCTCTCCATAGTTCAATAGTTATTCGTTCTTCAAAAGAGTAACAACACAATAAAGTAAAGTTTGCATCTACTAATACTGGACTATTATTATAAATATCAATAGTATTATATAATGATGCACTTAAATCTTGTATTTCATTTGTTTTAGTTGTAAAACTGTTGTTTTCGGTTGTTATTACAGTAGTATTAATATTAATGAGCGATAATGAATCGCCCACACTTATATTTAATGAATTAGAAGTAGCATTGGATACATTTGCCAATAAAATATTTCCTGAACCGCTTGAATAAAGAGTGTTAAGATTAATAATACCTTGTTCTTGGCTATGAAGATTATTTTCTAATTTATATTTTAAGTAATATTTTTTGGGTCCATTTGCCAAACCTGTATCTAAATAATTAAAATTGTATGGAATAGTTAAGCCTCCTGTTGCGTTAATTGTTCCTAATTCGTTGCTTTGCGAAATCATGCTCGCATCTCTCCATACTTCAACACTTATTCGTTCGTTAAATCCATAACAACAGTATAAATTAAGATTAATATTAACTTGTACATTGCTATCAAATACATCAATAGTATTATAAAGAGTTGCGCTCAAGTCTTGTATAATGGAAGTGGTAGTTGTTAAATTGGAGGTTTCAAATAGTGCTTTGTTAGAATACTTAGCTATGTTTGCAATCTCTCGTAATATTATATTACTTGACCCAGCAAGTTCTGCCGTTTTAACATTTATAATACCTTGCTCAACAGAGCTCGCATTATTTTCTAATTTATATTTTATATAGTATTTTTTTAGACCTTCACTCAAATTTTCATCTAAGTATGTTAAGCTATAAGGAATTGTTATGCCGCCGGTTGCATTAACAGAACCTAGGTTTATGGTTTGTACAATCATGCTAGAATCTCTCCATAGTTCAATAGTTATTCGCTCATTATAAGCACAACTACAATATAATGAGAAGTTAACATCAACATTAACTGATTTATTATTACCTACATTAATAGTACTAAATAATGTAGTGCTTAAATCTTGTATAATGCTTGTTGATGTTAAAAAAGAATTAGCATTAAATAGTGATTTATTAATATTACTTAGACTAGCGCTAGCATTATTAGTAATAAGTTCTTCTAATCTATAAATGCTTCGTGTTTGGTTGCTAATGTATGTTAATAACAATTCTAATGTACTATTGTAAGACCCAACAATAGAAGTGATTTGATTTGTCAAATTAGAAATACTTTTTCTGCCAATATATTTATATACATTTATAACAGGTTTATTAGTCTCAGAAATTATATAAATGCCATTATATAAATTTTGTTCTGCTAAACTACTGAAAGAGGAGAAGACTAAAGTGCCTTTAGTATTATTATAGTTCCAATTACCTCCACGAATTCCAAAGGGTAAATTATGTACATTGCTTGCTTTTGTTAATGATAATTCTGTGAACACTTCATATAAATATGGATATACTAGAGCATTTCCATTTGAAATATCGTAATAGGATTTATAGTCATAGTTTAACGAATCTTCCAAAACATTACTAGAAGTATTATCTAATTTATACCAAGATGCTCCATAATTAATAGCTTCAATATTAAATGGTTGCTCTAACTTAAGCAATTTAAATCTTCTTACAGTTCCTGTGCTATCGTCTACAATACTACAATTTTGCTTGTTTTCAGCAGCTTGAGAATAGGTAACGAAATTATTTACTTGTAAACCTAACTCTGTTGCTGTTCTAACAATTCCATTTATATCAAAATCGGGATATTGTGGAACACTTTCCAAAAGACTTGCTTCACTCATAAATTTAATTATTCTAATTAAAATTATAAGTATTTATTTATAATAAGATTACTATTAATATATTAATAATTTTGTTAATTATTTTATTTATTTTATTTATTTTTATTTTTTATTTTTTATTTTTTATTTTATTTATTTTATTTATTTTTTTATTTATTTTATTAATTTTATTTATTTTATTTATTTTATTTATTTTATTTATTATTTATTTTATTTATTTTATTTATTTTATTTATTTTATTTATTATTTTTTTAATAATAATTGGATGCTGAACCATTTACAGATACATTATGCATAAAGGAACTTCGTATTTGAATTTCCATTAGTATATTGGTTAATATATATATATGTAAACTTTGATAATTATTTATTTTTGGATTAGCAATATAATCATCATATATATAATCTAATGTATTAAAATTACTAGTCAATATATTTTTAATAGTATATGCGAATTGAGTGTTATAAATATTATTAGTATCATTATAAATAATTCTAAGTCCGTATATATCATAAGGCACTTTATATTTTTGTATTTTTTTTATAATTCGTTCTCTTGATTTAATGCGACTTTCATAATTAATAATTATGTTATTATTGTTATTGTTATTGTATAATAGCTCTTTTTCTAATACACGAATTACTTTATTACTATTAATAGTAATAAGTGTCTTCGAGAGATTTAAAAAGGCGCATACTAAGAAAACTATATTGAGCATAAGATATAAGTTAAATAGTATATATATATAAAAAGTTAAATAGTATATATATATATAAAAAGTTAAATAGTATATAAGTTAAATAATATATTTTGATTTAAATATTTTTTTGATATTTAAATAATGTTACAAAAATTGAGAGATTTATATGATAATGATAGTTTACCCAATTTATTATTATATGGGAATAATTTAGTAGGTAAGAAAACGTTACTTGAAGAATTATTAATTTACATTTATAAGTCGAATGAAAATATAGAAAATAATACATTAATTTTAAATTGTAGCTTAGGTAAAGGTAATATTAAATTTATTAGAGAGAATTTGAGATTTTTTGCTAATACAATTACTCATAAAAACATTACAAATTTCAAATCAATAATTTTATTAAATGCTGATAGTTTAACCCTAGATGCTCAATCTGCTTTACGTAGGTCAATAGAAATATATAATCATACAAAATTTTTCATAGTAACTGCCAATAAATCTAAAATAATAAAACCAATATTATCAAGATTTAGCGAAATATATTGTAACGAGAGAAACTTAAATGTCATTTATAGAACGTTAAAAAGTAATAATAGCAATAGCAATAGTAATAGCAATAGTAATAGCAATAGTAATAGCAATAGTAATAATAGCAATAGTAATAAAATCAATAATAAAGTGCTATTACTTATTAAAAATTTAGATAATAAGCTAGAAACATTAAAGAATGAGTACGCTAGTGCTAATGAGTACGCTAGCGCTAATAAAAACGACTACGATTATATGAAAAATGTGTTATTATTGGAGCATAGTTCATTAATATACAATAAAGGCATAAGTGCAAATAATTTATTAGATCATTTTACAAGCAAGTCTAATTTCAAGACAGATTATTACAAATTTTTGTTTTTTTTTAATATATATAAGAGAGAAATACGTGTAGAGGAATATTTAATATATATTATATTATATTTTTATAGCAATTCAGTAAATATTGATTTTTCAATATTTAATGCTAACTAAATTATATTTTAGTTTAAATTATATTTTAGTTTAAATTATATTTTAGTTTAAATTAATTATTTAAAATAAAATTTTAAAATATAAATATGGATGATTTTAATCTTTCAACAATAATTGAGTCTAAAAATGAGTGGTGTGCACGACTAACAAATACATTAACACCAAGTATAATTGAAGGTCTAAGGTCAATATTTACAGAAGCGTATGATGTATGTTTAGAAAATAGCGAAGAAACGAAATATTTAATGACATTTCAAAATTTTTTAAATAATATTCCAAAATGGAGTTCTGAGATAGTTGAAAATGAAAAGCAGCGCATAATTACATCAAGTGCGTGTAATTATTTAGAAGATTTAATAACTTGTGTACATATTACACAATTGAAGTCACTAACCTCTACTCGCGTGGGTTTAAAGCAGAAAAAAATAAATATAGATATACCGGACCTTCATAAATTTATACATAAGACTTATATAAATGTAGCACGAAAGGTGTATGTTAATATTTATTTATTTGAAAAGAATATAAAGCCTCTACAAGTTCAAAAAAATAATAGGGAACTAGAATTATTGATTAAGGAGTGTATTTTGAACACAATAAGAGAGAGTATACCGATTGAGCATATATTACAAATGTATTTGGATGAGACTTTAGAAACGGATGTTGAAATAGAGGAGAAAAAGGAGGTTATAAATGATAAAGAGGCAATAGAAAAAAACAAGAAGGCAAAAGAAAAGAAAGAGTTAGAGAAAATTAAGCAAGAAACAGCGGATAAATTGAGAGAGGAAAGCAAGCTCAATTTAAAAAAAACTATTTTAAATGCCAACAAAGATTTAAATGAGTATAATGTATTAGGTGGTGAAAAGAATTTAGATAGTATTAGTGATAAAGGCTCTGATTCAGAAGCAGAAGCAGAAACAGAATCAGAACTAGATACAGATACAGACAATAATTATAAGTTAAAGATTGATAAAAAAGACAGATCTCAAATTGAACTTGATGTTCAAACTTTGAGTGACGACCCTGATAAATTAGATTTTGATTCATTAACTTTAGATAAAGATTTAAGTGATAATGAAAGTATTTCTTTAGATATAGAAGAATTATAATCAATTCGTTATATTTATGAAATTCATTTATATTTATAATTTAAATGAATTTTATATTGCCTACACTATCAATCAGTATTATGTATGTAATATTTAAAATTATAGATACCAAATATATAACAAAAGATGATAGATCTGTAAAACTAATAACTAAAGATGGTCTCGTAGTATTTTTATGTGGAGCTATTTCATTATTCCTATTAGAACAATTACAAATAACTCATATGACCGGTGGGTCTAAAGATTCTTTGACAGCTTTTACAAATGTTCCTGACTTTTAAATCCTTCTTTTAAATCCTTTTTTAATATATTATAAGATGCTAGTTTTATAATATATAACATAACATAACATAACATAACATAACATAACATAACATAACATAACATAACATAACATAACATAACATAACATAACATAACATAACATAACATAACATAACATAAGCATTAAATTATACCATAATAGGTAAATTATCAATATTAAATATTTCTTGAACATTATTAATTTTTTTCTTTGCTATTTTATAACTATCAAAGAGGGGGTTTTCTAATACATTTTTAGGTGTATGTTTATGAACTGAACGTGCAATCATTTTATATAATTTAAAGTCGGGGTATCTCTCAGAACCGTTATTTTTATACAATATATTTTTATTATTATCATCAAAAACCCATTCTATCATAATTTTTTTAATAGGAGATTTTAATTTTCTAATGTCATCTAAGTCATCAATAAAATAATCAAATAAGCTACAGCCTAGTCTACATAAATCGAAGCTGTAATTGGGTCCAATAACAGGTTTACTTTTATTTAAATATGGTTCGCAATTATATTGTGAAGTTGCATCACCTGTCTCTGAATAACTATCGCTACATATAAAATTGTTTCTAAATTTGTAAATGGCTCTTCCAAAATCGATTATTTTGTATATTTTACCAAAGGTAGGTACTTTATAGTGTGTGTTGTTATATTTATAATATAAATATTTTTTAGCTGTAGATATATATACAATATTATTAGTGTGTAAATCATTATGTGTAAACTCAAACACTTTTTGATATGTAATTAATGTAAATAATATTTGCATAATTATAGACTCCCATTCGTTGTCTTTTATTTTATTATTTACTATATAATCATCTAAAGTATTTTCGCAACATTCTAATACTATCATCTCAACAGGTATTTTATCAATTAAGCAAAATATTTCTTCGCTATTAAAACTTTCCTCGCTACTTTCGTCGTCGTCTTCGCCACTATCAACAGAATTAACTAAACCAGTATTAGAGGATCTTGAAGAACAAGTGTCTGAACTATTTGTAGTATTAATTCCTGTATTACTATTGGTATTGCTATTTGATGTTTGTTTATTATTTATTAAAATATCTAAATTTTCATATGTTAGGGTTAGTTCTAAATTAGTATTGTGCGTTTCTTCTACAATTAGTTCACTGTTATTTGATGATTTAATAATAGTATTATCCAAATTTAGATCAGCTAAGTCGCTTATAATCAAATCATTTATATTTAAATCGTCGTCTGTTTCATTTAATACTAACGGTTTTTTATTTTTTTTAGTATTGTTAAATAAATTAAATATTTTTTCATTATCCTCAAAAATGAATAAACTATTTTTGTGTTTATGAAAATAGTCTGATTCATTTAAATATTCTAAATCCTCTGTGACATTATATTTAAATTTATTTTTCACCCCCAAAAATGCACCATAGTAGTCTAAACCGTTATAAAAATTATAGTTATTTAATAAGCAGCTTGATAAAAATGAAAAAAATCCATCAATATATGCTGAATTATTTGGGTCTAATATTTTTTTATAAGTAGTGCTATATTCCAAATCCGAGTCTGAATCTAAATTCTCTCTATCTATAAATTTAGGTAACTCTAAAATATTATAGTTATTTTCATATTTTCCTATCATATATTTAACAGGATCTATAAGTGGACTGAATTTTACAAATACTTCTTTATTATATTTATTATTGCATATATCTGTAATTGTTGCTAAAAATTTATTATAATTTATTTTTTCTAAAATTAATTCTAATTTATATTTATTATTCAAGTTTATTGCATTATAATTAGTACTATTTAAGTTAAAAAATGTATTATATAATGGAAAATAATTCTGCGAATTTTCTATATCTAAAAAATCACTATTATTAAAGTTATCAAATAGCTGTTTATTGTTATTTTTTCTATAGTTTATTTCCATTTAATAAATAACAAATACTTATTTTTTTAATTTATAACACAATTATATATATTAAACTATTAAGTTTATATATATTAAACTATTAAGTTTAAATAGTAAACTATTAAGTTTAAATAGTAAACTATTAAGTTTAAATAGTAAACTATTAAATATAGCTAATAAATATAAGTTATTTAGTAATGACACTTGAATTGAAAAAATTCGACATTAAATCTATAAGTTTTAGACCAGATGAAAATAAAGGACCCGTTATAGTATTAATAGGACGTCGTGATACAGGTAAAACTTATTTAGTACGAGATTTGCTATATTATCATCAAGATATTCCAATAGGTACAGTAATCAGTGGAACAGAAGCAGGTAACGGTTTTTATGCTGAGCATGTTCCTAAATTATTTATTCACGATGAATACAATACTGCTATTATTGAAAATATTTTGAAAAGACAGAAGACAGTAATGAAGCAGATTAAAAAAGAAGTTGAAGTTTATAAAAAATCAAATATTGATCCGCGAGCATTTGTTATATTAGATGATTGTTTATATGATGGAAGCTGGACAAAAGACAAGATGATGCGTCTCCTATTTATGAATGGTCGGCACTGGAAAGTGATGTTGGTGATAACAATGCAATATCCTTTAGGTATTCCTCCAAATTTGCGCACGAATATCGACTATGTTTTTATATTGCGTGAGCCATATATAGCAAATAGGCGGCGTATTTATGAGAACTATGCGGGTATGTTTCCAACCTTTGAGAGTTTTTGCCAGGTTATGGATCAGTGCACAGAAAATTATGAGTGTTTAGTGATTAATAATAACGCCAAATCGAATAAATTACACGACCAAATTTATTGGTATAAGGCCGAACAGCATAAAACATTCAAACTCGGCTCAAAAGAATTCTGGGAAATAAGTAAAAATATGGACTCCGATGACGACGAAGAGATGTATGACCCTAATACGAGAGATAAAAAGAAGGGCCCCAAAATTAATGTGCGCAAAACTAAATGGTAAGGCGTTGCTTCCATAATCTTGTTTCTAAATTATGTAAACAACAACAATGATTTAAAGACTAAATACATATTATAGTATAATATGACTTCTCTCGACATTGTGAATTTAATAACAAATAACCCTATTACCAAGCTAAGTGATAACAATAACAATAAATTATTAGAAAAAGTGAAAGCTAACTTTACAGAAATGGAGCAACAATTATTTATATCTAGTTTTTATACTTATTTAAATTATGATAAGACAGCAGATTTTATAGTAGATATAGATTATATTTGGAAGTGGTTAGGATTTAATAGAAAATTTAATGCAACTAGCTGTTTAAAAAATAATTTTATAATTAACAAAGATTATAAATATAGTGATGTTAATGATAGTTTTGCTCCCGCACGTACGGGAGCAAAACACATAGGCAGTGGTGGACACAATATTCAAAAATTTTTTTTAAATATTAAGACCTTTAAATCATTATGTTTAAAGGCACAAACCAAAAAAGCAGACGAAATACACGAATACTATATTAAGTTAGAAGAATTAATTAATGAAGTATTAGAAGAAGAAGCATTAGAAATGAAAAATAAATTACTAATAAAAGATAATGAGCTTATTACAAAAGAAAAGCTTATTACAAATGCTATTCAAGATAAATTAAAAGCAATTGAAAAAACAATTGTTTCTCAATTTCCTGTAAATTGTGAATGTATTTATTTTGGAACTATTGATAATTCAAATGCTGAAGGAGAGAAATTAATAAAATTTGGACATAGTAATAATCTCGCTGTGCGATTACAAGACCACCATAAAACTTATGAAAATTTTATTCTTCGTGATGCTTTCAAAGTTCATAATAAGCAAGAAATTGAGAATTCTATTAAAACAAGCTCTAAAATTAGAAAACATTTACGAACTATTGAAGTAGACGGAAAAAACAAAAACGAAATATTAGCATATGATGAAACCAACTTTACAATTCCTTGTCTCTCAAGATATATTAAAAATATTATTTCTGAAAAATCATATAGTATTGAAAAATTTAATATTTTAGTAGAAGAAAATCAAAAATATAAAGCATCGTTAGAGCAATTAAGTGATGAAAATGAAAAATTGAAGGTCCTTAATAATGAATATATAGAAAAAAATGAAAAATTAGAGCAAGTTCTTGCATCTATTACAAATAATTATGAAAACGTTAATGAAACCATCAATGTAAATAATGATGAAACTAATATAATAAGTGTTGAACTTAAAAATAAGTTTGATAAATTTATCGATGATTGTTGTTTTATTCATAAAGATGTAGAGGTAGCTTCAACAAGTATTGTAGGGCAATTTCGTATTTATAATAGAGAGAAACCTACAAAACTCGTATTTAGCATGTTTAATACATATATGAGAACACGATTTTTAGCATGTCGCATTAGTGGTCAAAATAAGAATCAAGTTGTTCATGGATTTAAAGGAATAAAGCTAAAAGACATTGTATATAAAAAAAGCAGTAGTTCAAATGAAGTAGAAAATTTTATTTTTGAAAGTTGCATTTTCTCTCCCGAAGGTCGCGCTTCAACTAATAAAATTGTAGAAGAATTCATAAATTATAAAAAGAATAACAGTTTATTAATCAATAATAATGAGGACAAAGATGTTAAAAATTATTTAAAAAATTGTCAATATATTCTCGGTGGACCGATCCGTCTACATAATATAAATGCTACATATGAGGGTTATTACGGTATTAGTTTAAAAAATGACTATTATCAGGAAGCTAGAGATGACCTAATTGCTACTAGTGGTAAAAAAGTTCAAAAAATAGACGCTAGCACCAAAAATATATTAAATAATTGGACTACAATAGCAAAAGCAGCAATTCACGAAGATTTCTCTCCGGCTAAAATGAGCAGAGCAATCAAAAATAATACTTTAATTAATAATGCCTATTATGTTTTAGTAAATTAATTACTAGTTGTATTCTAATATATTTTGCGACTGTTCTAACGGTTGCAAAAATATATACACTTTTGCCCATAGTTAATTGTATTTTTTGCTCCTGAACGTTCAGGAGCAAAAAATACACAACATAGTTTAGATATAATAAAACAATATAAAAAAAAAAAATTTTTATCTTATTACTATATATAGATATGCAAGGAAGATCGTATGTTGGTCAAAGATCGTATGTTGGTCAAAGACCGTTATTAACTTCTGAAGTACCCAGAGCCATCTCTGCAGGGTTGAATGTGACTGATAGGCCTGTTTATCGTCTGCCCTTAAAGGGAAACACATGGTTACCACCTACACCTTATCTTGGACCTAATAAGTGGACAAAACTGACAGATAATGAAGAAAACGCTAAGGCACTTGCTGATAAACTTAAAGAGTGTGATACAATGCATGAGGAATTAGAAAGACTTAGAAATATTGAACGACTTGTTATCAATATGCGAAAGGATCAGCAAGCGGGGACAATACCTAATGACGCACTGCTTCCATCTTCAATAACATCTTTACTTCCACCTACACCTACACCTAGATCTATACCTACACCTATACCTACACCTAGTTCTATACCTACACCTATACCTACACCTAGACCTCCACCTAGACTGTCTGATAAAATTACCACTAGAGAAAACCGCGGTCCTGTTAGAGTTGGTGGTCTAAGAAGAAAAACAACAAGAAGAAGGAAAATAAGAAGAAGAAAAACAAAGCGCGCTAAAAACTAAATAATCATTTTTATTATATTTATTAGCAAATTTAAATATAATAAAAAACAATATAAAGAAAAAAGCGCAAAAATTAAAAGTCTTCGCCAAATTCAAAAGTGTTTAATTTAGAGTTTTTAGTTGTGAGCGAATACTCACTTACACGGTCTTCGAAAAAGTTGGTTTTTGTTTCAATGCTAATGTTTTCCATCCAATCAAACGGATTTTTGCTTTCATAAATTTTGTCACCTCCTAACTGAACACTTAAACGGTCAGCAACAAATTCAATATATTGTTTCATTAATACTTGATTCATACCAATTAATCTGCATGGAAGCGAATCGTTAATGAATTCTAGCTCAATAGCTACAGCTTCGCTAATGATTTCGTGAATTTTTTGCTTTTTAAGCGGCTTCTCTAATTTGCTATGTAATAATACAGCAAATTCGGTATGTAATGCTTCATCACGCGAAATTAGCTCATTTGAAAATGTTAATCCTGGCATTAGTCCACGCTTTTTCAACCAATAAATAGCGCAAAATGCTCCAGAAAAGAAAATACCTTCAATACAAGCAAACGCAACAAGACGAGTAGCAAAATTTGATTTCTTATCATTAATCCACTTTATAGCCCATTGACCTTTCTTCTTAATACATTCATATTCATTAAGCGCATTAAATAATTTGTGTTTTTGTTCTTTATCTTTAATATATGTATCAATTAATGTGGAATACGTAATAGAGTGAATATTTTCCATAGCAATTTGTAGACCGTAAAATGCTCGAGCCTCGCTTAATTGAACTTCGCCCATAAAACGCACGCCTAAATTTTCTAATACAATTCCGTCACTAGCAGCAAAAAACGCTAAAATCATAGATATAAAATGTTTTTCGTCATTGTTTAACGTGTCCCAATCTTTATTGTCTTTTGAAAGGTCAATTTCTTCTGCTCTCCAAAATAAATCTTCTTGTTTTTTATACATTTTCCAGATGTCTTGGTCCTTAATTGGAAACATAACATAACGATTAACGTCTTCTTGTAATAAAGGCTCCACACAATTTTTATTCATTCTAAATAATATATGTCTATATTTTTATATATTTTTAATAAATACATTTTTTATAAATACATTTTTAAAAATATATAAAAATATATAAAAATATATAAAAATATATAAAAATATATTTTTAGCTATATTTTTGTAATAAAAAAATCATCTATATATAATTTATATGGCTCTTAGTTTTGGAGGGTCTATTGCTAAGTATGATATGGAAATTACAAAAATATTACAAGAAACTGCTGATAATGAGAAAAATAATATAACTAACTATATAGCACTAAAAGAGTTTACTCAACAAGGCGGAAAAAAGTATAATAAAGAGCTTTTACAAATATTAGAAAGCCGCAATTTAGAGTTAAAACATAAATTAGAAAATAAAGAAAGACAAAATGAAGCATTACTAATTATTTTAGAATATTTAAATACTTTAGAAAAAAATAAATATTGTAGATTAAATATTCAAGAAATAGTTAATAAAATAGTATTTTTAGAAAACGAAATCAAAATGTTACGCAATATTATTTAGAGAAATTATATAAAGACAAAAGTAATAAAGAGTGGGAATAAAATAATATAAATAGAAATTATATTATTTTATTCTTATATATTATTATATAAAATATGAAAAATAGATATTCAAATTCAAAGTCGAAAAAAATTATTAAAAAAAAAATATTTAGTAATAATTTACTCAATAATAAATTTCTCAATAATAGAATAACATTGTATGTAGTAACAGCAATAGCATTGTTTTCGCTATTTATACATATAACACGTTCTCGCTTTAGTGCTGTTTTATTATTTTTCTTAACAGCTGCTCTCGTGTATACTTTTACTAAAAATATGACCATTGTTTTAGGGGCATCTTTTATAGTAACAACGGGCGCGTCAATGACAAGCAGTTTATTTGGTTTTAAAGAAGGCTTTAAAGAAGGCGAAACAAACATGAAAGACGATGATGAAGGCGATGACGGAGGCGAAGGCGAAGACGAACCCGAAACCAAGGCAACAGGTAAAAAGAAAAGAACTAACTCAGCTGTAACACAAGAAGCAAAAGATGAGGCAAAGAAGATAGCAAAAGCAGCAGAAAAAGCAGCAGCAAAAGATAATGCGTTTGATAATCAAAAATTATCACCAGCTTTATTTAATACACCAAGTAAAAAGAATGTTGAGCAACAATTAGGAAAAGCAAGTGAAGTTGAACAAGCATATGATAATTTAGAAAAAATTATGGGAACAGAAAAGATAAATTCAATTTCAACAGATACCAAAGATCTTATTAAGCAACAAAATGAATTGATTAAACAATTAAAAACAATGACACCTGCCTTAAACAGCGCAATGAGTTCTTTAGGCAATTTAGATTTAAATAAATTAACAGGAATGTTTAGCAGTGCTACAAAAAATTTATCAGAAATAAAAGATATGTAATATAAATTTATTTACAATTTTATTTACTATTTACTATTTATATAATAATTATTTATATAAATAGTAATGTCGCATAATCTTATATACATTATTAATAATAAATTACATAATAATAAATATAAACTATATACAATCTTATTTTATCTCGTAATAATACATTCTTATTATAGCCTATATATTAATCTATATAAAAATAATTATACAATAATTCTCATATATTTTTCATTGCTGTTTATATTTTATATAAAATATAAAAAATTTAGTTATTTCATTTGTTATCCTTATATATTAATATCTAGTTATTTTATCAAAAGTAACTATAAAGAAGGTAACCTTGCTCAAAGAGTTGCTGCTGATAGAGCGGAAACAGAATCAGAATTAAATAATGAAAGTTCATCAGAAGAAAAAGCTACTCCGTGTGAATCATATATAATAAAAAGATTATCAGAAAAAGACTTAGAACTTAAAAGTTCTACTTATAATACAAATAGTTAGTATAACTAGACTTAATAGTAGTCGTCCACTACTAATGCACAGTTAGTAGGATAATATTTTTATAATATTTTATAATATTTTAATAATATTTTTATAATATTTATTTATTATAATATTAATGGTTAAAAAGTGTGCTCCCGGAATATTGTGTATAGAAAATTATACATTACTATTTTTTACTTTTTTAATTTTAGTAATCTTGTATTTTATGTATATTAAATATACAAAAAATCTAAATTTAAAAACTAATAGTTCTTACAGCTATAATAGTTATGACAATAATAGTTCTTATAACAATAATATTCCTCATACTACACCCTTCTTAGGTAATGGTTATAATAATAAAGAAAACGATGTATTATTAAACCCTTATAGCGCTCCAATGCGTGATGATAGAATTTATAATAATTCTAACTTTAACGGACCAAGAGTAGCTATTAATGTGCCTACTCAGTCAGTAAATACAAACTATAGACAAATAGGAATATTGACTCGCGTAAACGGACCAGAAACTATTTTACCATTATTAGGGAGACCATTATTTACAAATAAAGATAAATGGAACTTCTATACAATGAACGATAAAAACGGTATGATTAAATTACCGGTTCGTTTTAAAAATAAAAGCTGCACATCTTGTCAGGGGTGTGATAATGTATATAGTGGAGATACAGTATATGTTGAAGGATATTCAGATATATTTAGAGTAACAGTTTATGATAATAACACATTAGAATATATTCCAAATTTATAACTTAATATTTATATAAATATTAAATAATTATTTATTTAAATTATAAATAACTATTTATATAAATATTAAGTATGTCTTTTACAAGGTTTTTCGATGATCCTTGTAGAATTCAAAAGTATTTAGAAGAGTCTGCGACAATAGGCAATTATAATATGAATGTTCCAGGAAATGGAGCGAGTCCAACATATTTCAATGATCCATATGTAAAAATGCAAAAATGGGGAGGAAATTTGTCCTCAAACAAAACTGATTTAGAGAGTGAGCTATTTATATTACATAGAAAATTAAATCGAGATAGTATAGCAGAAAATAATTATGTAGATTATTTGAATCATAATGCTATTTATAACACAACTAACATATATAACATAAATAATAACAATGGTGAAATAACAGGACAATCACGCGCAACACATCCTGCGTGGATATATAGAGAGATTAATAATTTTAATAAACAAAGCAATAATTATTATGTTCCAAATAATTTCAAATATTTACATTTAAATCCACAAACAAATGTATGTATACCTTTTCATAGTAATATAAGTTCGCGAATGTTACAAAAAGATTATTACGCTTTAAATAATAATTTTGACAGAGAGAAAAGAATTACAAATGAATAAAAATAGATAAATTTTTTATTATTTAGAAACTTGTTCAAAGATTTAATATAATATATTATTTAATATTATATTATATTAAATAATATGGCGGCACTAGCTATACCTATAATAGTACTTGGAAGCATATTTATATTATCAGAACAAGAGAAAAAAACAGGTGCTAAAAATTCAGCACGGCAAGAAATAGAATATAGTCGCGATTTATTTTTAAATAACAATTCTAATACCAATAATAAGGCAGAAGGATTTTCTAACTCTAATTTACAATCTCAAGAGTCTTCATATAATAGCAGCGCATATAATAATAATGCATATAATAATGTGAATTTATTATCGGGACAACAAACAACAGCCAAACAATTCAAGCACAATAATATGCAGCCATATTTCGGAGCTAAAATTAGGGGTCCGACTGTAGACATAAATAATACAGAATCAATTATGGATGCTAAGCAAGGGTCTGGTAGTCAAAATTTTTCAAAAGCAGAAATAGCCCCATTATTTAGGCCTGACGAAAATTCACACAATCCCAACGGAACACCCAACAATAGTGATTTTTTTCAATCACGAATGAATGAATCAATGAAAATGTCAAATGTAACTTTATGGGAGCCACAAAGAGTTGGTCCTGGTCTTAACTTAGGTTATGGTTCACAAAATTCTAATGGTTTAAATACAGGTGGTACAGAGGGTAGTGGCGGATTTAACTCGGGTATGATGTCTCGTGAAAGTTGGATGCCTAAATCAGTAGATGATTTGCGTGCTGAAAATAAACCAAGAACAACATTTGATTTAAATGGACATCAAGGCCCGGCTATACATCCTATTAAATTACAAGGTCCAAATAATAAAATAGGTGTTGTTGAAAAACATTTACCGGAAAAAACATTTGAATCGGGACCAACAAGGTGGTTTACAACAACAGGTGTCGAACAAGCACCTCCTATTAGAAGCACTCACGTAATTCCGATGGAAAATAGGATTGACACTACTCGCGAATATTATGGTTCAGGTTCAAATACGCAAAACGGGCAAGCAACATATACAAATCCCGATTATGAAGAAACTAAACGCCAAAGTTTAAGTGCGCTTCCATTAACTAATGTAAGCGCTAGTGGAACCAACTATGCTAATCCATCAGATTACGGGGTAAATAGTTACAATATATTGCAAAATAATCGAACTACACAGCAACAGAGTCAAGAATTTGGCGGAGTATATGGTATGGCAAAAGCGGCTATTACACCAATTTTAGATATATTTAGGCCAACACGAAAAGAAAATGTAATTGGTAATTTGCGTGAAACTGGAAATGTTAACGGCTTAACGCCTGTAGGTCACATATATAATTCTAATGACAAGACAAAAGTAACAAATAGAGAGATGACAACCGAGAAAATAGATTTGAATTATGTTAATGTTCAAGGACAAAACTATAGAGGTGATGGCTATAAAGTTAGTCAACAACAAAATTATGATAACCAAAGAACAACAACAAACAAGGAATATATTGGAACAGGTGGTAATAATAACCAAGGACAGCGACTTTATAATAATGCTTATGCTCAACAAAATAATGTTAATAAGACATACGAATCGAGAGCAAATCAAGGCAATATGTCATTATTTAATAATTATAATAATTCTACCACCGCAAGAAATGATAACATACTTAAACAAAATAGACAGCTAGTAACTAATAATGGGCTAAGCATTATACCATCGGCTGACTTTATTGGAGAACTAAATGGCAAACAGAGTTATGATTTAAATTATAATAATGCTAGACTAGACGAGTCACTATTGAGTGCCTTCAAAAATAATCCTTATACACAATCTCTCACAAGTGTAGCTTAAAATCTCTAATTTTATTTTAATTCTAATTTTATTCTAATTCTAATTTTAATTTTAATTCTAATTTTATTTTAATTCTAATTTATTTATTAATATATAATTAAATAAATTAAAAATAATAGTCTAATTAATGTTATTGATTAAAATGTGTGGAATAACATTTATATATTCAAAAAACAATAATAATGTTTTGAAACATATTTTTAATAGCCTTGAATTAATACAAAACAGAGGTTACGACTCTATGGGTATATGCTATTATAATCAAACCACATCTAACTATGATATAATTAAAAAAGCAACAACATCAAAAGACGATTGTTTAACTCTCTTAAAAAATAAGTTTAATGAAAACGATTTAAAGAACCAAATTCATTCTAATTTTGCGTTAGGACATACACGATGGGCAACTCATGGTGGAAAAACAGATGCTAATGCTCACCCTCATATTTCTAATAATGGAAGCATAATATTAGTACATAATGGAATAATAAACAACTTTTTAATTATTAAGGAATTTTTAATTTCGAAAAATTATACATTTTATAGCGAAACCGATAGCGAAGTTATAGCTAATTTACTAGAATATTACATTATAAATAGTTGTTGTTTTGAAGAAGGTCTAAATAAAACTCTTGCTATGTTAGAAGGGACGTGGGGATTGGTAATTATTTATACCAAATTAATTAATACGTTTTATGTGTCACGGCGCGGCTCTCCATTATTATTGGCAAGCAATACTAATTATATATTATGTTCTTCTGAGATAAACGGGTTTAATGGGTTAACTCAAGACTATATAGCATTGAATGATAATAGTGTAGTAAAAATAAGTAATAATAATTATGTATTTTTGGAAGAAAATACGAACCCAACACCAAACATAACTAATAATTGTTATATTAGTTATAGCATAGAAAACAGTGAATATAAAGATATATGGAATACTAAAAATCAATATGTACATTGGATGTTGAAAGAAATAAATGAACAGCCTGAAACAATACAAAAAGCATATAATTATGGTGGTCGCATTAATAATAATACAATAAAATTGGGGGGTCTTGACCAAATAATTAATATAACATCATATATAGAATATATTTATTTAATTGGTTGCGGAACAAGTTATAACGCATCGCTATTAGGAGAGATTTATTTAAATGAGTTGAATAAGTTTATAACTGTAAAATGCATAAATGCATGCGAATTTACCGAAAATTGTCTACCGAATATAAAAAATTATAGTACGCTAATGTGTATATTTTTGTCTCAATCAGGTGAAACAATTGATGTTTATAATTGTTTAAAAATTTGTAAAAATAAACGTTGTTTAACAATGGGAATAATTAATAAAGTAGACTCGTTAATAGCTCGAGAGGTTGAAAGTGGCGTATATTTAAACGCGGGACTAGAAATTAGTGTCGCTTCTACCAAGTCTTTTACTAGTATGTTAGTAGTATTAAGTTTAATAAGTATGTGGTTTGTTAATAATCATCATAATAATAATATGAAAATAAATTGCCTTAGGTTTCTCTCACATTCTACAACGCACATATTATTTGATAAAACTATTAATAGTAAACTATTATTATTGAGAGACAGCATAGTGAGTAAAAATTACAATAGTATATTTATATTAGGTAAACACAAGCTATATCCAGTAGCTTGTGAAAGTTCATTAAAAATTAAAGAAGTATGTTATATTCACTGTGAAGGATTTTCAGCAGGTTCTTTAAAGCATGGTCCGTTTGCTTTATTAGATAGCACCAATTTAACATTACTATTAATTGATAGTAATGATATTACAAATTATAATAATTTGAAATCTACATATTATGAAATAAGTGGGAGAGAAACAAATCTATTTATAATCACAAATTCTCAAAATGTTATAAATGAATTACAAGTACATGAAGAAAATTGTATGTTAATAAATAAATTGGATTATTATAATGAAATATTATTTACAATAATATTACAAAAATTGGCTTATGAAATATCTATTGTAAAAGGTATTAATCCAGACAAACCTAAAAATTTGGCAAAAGTAGTGACTGTGGAATAATACATTATATATAACCTAGTCGTCTTAAAATTTAAAACTCCATCTACTACGATTAACACTTGTTTCATATATATTTGGTTTTAGTCTTGAGTCATAAAATGTATTTTGATTATAAAATATTTCATTAGCCGGATTTACAAATGTTCTAAAATTATTTATGTTAATAATATATTCATTTTGTTTTATTGAAGTTATTTTATTATTTGTTTCATCTTCTATAATGGAATTTGTAATTATATTATTTTCAATATTATAATCCAACTCATAAATGTTTACCAAGTTATCTCTCATATTTTTGTTAATAAAATTAGTAGGCTCTTTATTATTAATTAATCTGTTTGGATTATCATAAATATGAATAACCTCTTTAGAATTTAAAACAAAAAACTGTGATCTATCTATTTTTAGTTCATTTAATAATGCTCTATCATTCATTGCATTATCTTCTAAACCCCACCCCCAATTATTAGGAAACCCGTTACATTTTTCAAAATCATTACCTGTTATAGAAAAAATACCACCTAATGCGAAATTATATCCATAAAAGTGCTTTACGGTTCCAGAAGTTGTAATATAGTTAAAAGTATTCTTTTGTGCCGGCAGCGTATCAATATCATTAAAAACAAATGTTATATTATTATAATCATTTGGATATTTGTTTTTCATAGCAATAAATCCTATATTTTTGGTAGCTCCCCTATTAAAGGGTCGTGTATCTGTTTGGTGACTATAATAAATTTCGTAATCATTTTTATCATAATCTTCCATTATGTATTTCATATAAATAGAAAAATGCGTCTTTTCTTTTTCGCGATTTCTATAAGGAATAATAAAAATAAGTTTCGGAATTATTTGAGCCATATAATATATATTATATAGTATGTTATATTTAAATTTATTAGTTAGTTAAATTTAACATATTATATTTAATATATTTAATATAATGTTTAATTATATTTCTTTAAAATTGTTTCGGGTATAAGAATAGTTTTGTAATTTTCAAGCTTTTTATAACATTTATTAATAGTAACTTCACTAATTTTACTAACATTATTAATTGATGCTTTTGTAATATTTAGATTACAAACCTGAGATATAAAATATATAATACCTCCAGCAATAGAATGAGGAGTATTTTCAGGGATTAATTTTAATTGCTCTATTTTAAAAGCAACAAATTTACATAAGTTTGTAAGCTCATTATTAATATTTAATTTACTACAAAATCTCTCAATAAACGATGACGGAGTCGTCTGACTTAACGATGTTATATCTTCATTTAAACTACTATTGTGTTCTATTTCATTAATAATTGTAAGAGCATTTTTACATCCCTTTGTAGCACTAGCATTATCTAAATTGAATATATCAGCTATTTCTTTAGCTGTTCGTGGATAATTATTAATTCTACAAGATATATAAATTGATGCGGCAATAATCCCATCACGATTAAGACCTCGATAAGTCTTTGTTTCCGATATTTTTTTATGAAGCCGCATAGCCTCATCTATAATAATTTTTGGAATGCCTGAATTTTGTGATATATTTGAAATCAATTGAAATTCATCATAGCGTGACTTTTCTTTATATGGCATAGCTTGCCAATCAGTATATCTGCGAATTTTATGCATTTCATAACTAGATTTACCAGGACACAGCACTTTACAACTATAAGAAGACTCTTGTAATAAAGGATTAATCGGCATTCCACAACGCGTAGGGTCCGAATGACTATTATCATCTGCTCCATAAAACCGCCACTCGGCTGTTTGGTCTAAATTATCTTTATAAATAAGACCACAGCAAATATTAGAACATGTTAAAAATCCATCTTCACCAATAAACAATGAGTTATTACAATTAGCACATAGGTTATCACTTAAAAGCATATTTTTTTCCTTTGTATAAACACATTCAAAATCGGGTTTTTCTTTATATTCTTCATCAAAAATAGTCCACAATTTTTTGTTTGAATTTTCTTTTAATTTATTTTTCCTTGTTTCTTGTTTGCTTGATTTTTGTAGTTTATTTATATTGTTATCAACATTTATTTGTAGTGACATTTATTCTCTCAATTATTTAATAAATTACTTTTAAATTTATTTGTTTCAATTATATATTTTATTGAATTATTGAATTATATAATTTTTTATTATATATTAAATTATATAAGAGAATATATAATGAGTTTCTTTACAGATAATTTTATTACAAATTTTTTTGATAGTTCTGATAAAACACACGATGAACTTAATACATTTGTAAATAAGAAGTTTACATTCTTTTTAAATAATTCTAATTTATTATTAAATTTTGTTTCAGATTTTGAAGACTACAAAACCGGCAATATGCAAAATGGTAAAAATAAATGTAATGAATGCGAGGACCTATTTATTTTAACAAATGAAATTTTTGAGAAATATTTTAATAAAATCAGTCTTCCGTTTAATATAGATGTTACGCAAGAAAATTCTAAAACAAATTACAAGGATAAAGTTCTGTATTTTTTTGATTTGAAAGACTTAAAAAAAATATTAAATGCTCAAAATTTAGAAAAATCAAGCTCAAATTTAGGTGTATTTAATAAAAAAAGATTATTATGTAAAATTATATCAATTAGTTTTATTAAAATCTACATTATAGTTAAAAGTATATATCAAACTTTCAATATTTATAATTCATTAGTCCCTAGCAAAAGTATTAACTATCAATCAGAATTTAGAGCTTTTGAACCTAGAGCACCTGTTGAACTTAGACCACCTGTTGAACTTAGACCACCTGTTGAATTTAGACCACCTGTTGAACTTAGACCACCAGTTGAAGCTAGACCACCTGTTGAATTTAGACCACCTGTTGAAGCTAGACCACCAGTTGAAGCTAGACCACCAGTTGAAGCTAGACCACCTGTTGAAGCTAGACCACCTATTGAAGCTAGACCACCTATTGAAGCTAAACCACCTATTGAAACTAGACCTGTTATACAAGAAGCTAGACCTGTTATACAAGAAGCTAGACCTGTTATACAAGAAGCTAGACCTGTTATACAAGAAGCTAAACCACCTATTGAAGCTAGACCTGTTATACAAGAAGCTAAACCACCTATTGAAGCTAGACCTCTTATACAAGAAGCTAAACCACCTATTGAAACTAGACCTGTCATAGAAGAAACTAGACCTGCTATAGAAGAAGCTAGACCTGTTATAGAAGAAACTAGACCTGTTATAGAAGAAACTAGACCTGTTATAGAAGAAACTAGACCTGTTATTGAAGAAAATAAAAATAAAAATGCTCAAGAAAATCAAAATGGAGGAGGTTATTTTACTGATATGGTTAGTAAATATATAACTGGCAAAAAAGAAACAATTACTCCTACAAATACAAGTGAAGTAACTAATAGTTTAGTTAAGAATTCTGCTCCAACTCCATATCCAACTTCAACACCATATTCAGCGCCAGCACCAAATTCAGCTCCAACACCATATTCAGCTCCAACACCATATTCAGCGCCAACTACATATCAAAAACCAAATCCATCAGACGAAAATACAAAATTACAAGTGTCTAGTAATATATTTTATTCAATATTTGTTATATTGCTTGATAATAGCGAAGGCGAACAACTTTCAGCTAATAATTTTAATGCCAAATTTTTACTGAAGAGTTTAGATAAAATGGAGAATGAAACATTTGCAAGAAAATTACCTTTAATGATAAAACATATTTGTAATTCGCATATATTTTTAGATGATTTTTTAGGAGAAAGTTGTCTATTATTCAGAGATGATAATTTTAAATTTATGAAATTTGAAACATCAGATAATGAACATGCAGAAGCAACTCTCTTCATAGAACAAGTAGACAATGATTCTGGAGACCTTGATAAATTTATAGATAAAAAGAAAAAACTTTTTGAAAAAGTATTAAATAGAGAAAATAAAGACCCATTATTAAATTACTGTAAAGCAGCAAATGCTCTCGGATTTGCTAATTATAAACTTTTCAATAAAATTAAGGAGCATTTAAAAATAATGATAAAAAACTATTTCAGCTCGCGGAGTAATTTATATAGTAATATTGTAAAAGAACTTTTTGTTTTTGATACTAAATCAAATGATATTATAAGCTTAAATAATAGATTAACATACAAATCTATTACTGACATTAGTAAAAAAACTAAAATAATATTATTGGATTTACATATAACTATTTTTACATCATTAAATACTATATTGACTGATATTGTTAATGAAATTAATGTTATGAAAAAAACGGAAGTTCAACAAATTACAAGTCAACAAATTATAAGTCAACCAATTATAAGTCAACCAATTACAAGTCAACCAATTACAAGTCAACCAATTACAAGTCAACCATTATATGAATATAATGCTAAAAAAATATATGGAGGTGAAGAAGTTTCAAAAGGCGGTAAAACAATAAAAAACAGAAAAAGGAACAGAAAAAGAACAAAAAGAACAAAAAGAACAACACGCAGGTCTCGAAAATAAGCATCTCATTCAAGTTTAATAAATAAAATTGATTTATTATAACTATTTATAAATAATTATAAGCAATAAAAATGTTTTCAAATACTACTCTCTATATTCCTGATTATGTTGTTTATGAAGATATTCCTACTATTATTAAATATTTTGACTATTACAATATTGCCAAGGTTAAAAAAGTAGAAGTGTTTAAGCATCACGAACTCGAATACTATGTTGAAGATAGATACAATTATGGTTTTGCATTGATTGAAATTGATTATTATTATGACAATCAAGGAGCTCGTAATTTCTATAATACTATTGAAAATAATAAGGGTCTAATAGTGTATGATGACCCTAATTTTTGGGAAGTTCAGTTTTGTCCATTTAAAGAAGATACCAAAATTCTTGTATGCGACCAAAGCACTGATTTACCATATTCTTCGACTGAAGAAAATTATAGCGATGAAGAATGTTATTATAGCAATGAAGAACTAGAAGCTAATGAGCCGAAGAATATTGATTTTAAACCTATAGATGATTTTAATTATGATAATTATGAAAAAAACTTTGATAGCTTTAAGAAAAAACAAAGTTCAAAGAAGCAAAAAATAAGCGATCAGCTATATGATATTAAAAAAAGTATTAATAATATTAGTAGTAAACATGATAAACTACTTAAATTATTACTTATTAATAATAATTTAAAAACAAAAAGTAAAGCTACCAAAGATTTTAAAAATAGTTGGTCACGGCGTCTTCGTATTAAATCTAATTGTTTAATTGTTTAATTGTTTAATTGTTTATAAAAATTCTCATCTTCATTAATACACGCGTCATTACAACAACCATATGTAGTACGGTGCCATTTACTAATTCCATATTTTTTTATTCCTTCAATATGTTTAGATGTACCGTAACCCTTATTACTTAAAAGTCCATAATATAATTCTAATTTAGGAAAATTATAACACATCTCTTTAATATATTTATCATGCTCTACTTTTGCCAATATAGATGCTGCCGCAATGGAGCAATATTTATTATCTCCGCCTTCAATTAAAACGTGATTTAATTGCTTAATAATGTTACTTGTTTCACAATAGTAAGTAAAAGGTTTAAAATCATTGCCGTCTACTAATAAATAACATTTTTCATTTGAACAAACATTACTATTTTTAACATAATAGCTGTTTAAAATAATTTTAACCGCTTTATGCATAGCGCTTAAAGTTGCTTGTCTAATATTTATAGAATCAATTATTTTTTCATCTTCATAAGAGACAGCCCAAAACAATGCATTATTTTGTATATAATTAGCTACCTCAATTCTTTTATTTTCAGAAGTAAATTTTTTACTATCTTTCAATAATTCATAGTTAAATTCATTATTATATGGTAATACAACAGCAGCACTATAAACTCTTCCAAAAAGCGGTCCTCTACCTGCTTCATCTATACCGATTTCCATAATAGCACTATTATTATATTTTTTTTCAAGACATAGTTTAGAATTTTTAACTTTTAACATTTAAAATTATATAGAATTTTTATTATATTTATTATATAATAAATATAATATGACTTTCAATTTTAAAAAAAATTTATTAATAATTATATTATTAATAGTTGTACTATTATCAACTATAGTTTATATTAATATACAAAATATTAAAGAAACATTTATACCAAATAGGATAGATAGTATAAATATTATTCCAGAAACAAATGACACGAGTTATAACTATTATAAATTAAATACAACAGCTTTCAATTATGTTATAAAAAATATTGACATGAACTCTGCCAATGTAAGTAATTATTTAAAACTTGTTACCACAATTTCAGGGGACAGTTTTAGAGCACAAACTAATAGAACAATAAAAGATTTTTTTAAATCTTATAAAGCATTAGTAGGACACTATAAAGATAATAATAATGTGGCGTTATATAATATTGTACTACCCAATATTACATTAGAAATAGCATCAGTTGTAAAATCTTCAACTGACACTAATAGTGTATATATATTACTACTTGAAAATTCTGGAAATTTATATGATTTAAGTAATAATAAATTATCTACTACTATTAAAATTAACAATATAGATATTATTAAATCGGGTGTATTCCAAGAAACACCTCAAGCCAAAAAAGAAGACGCGCGTCTTCCCGCCATACCGGCAAGAGATGAACGCACTAACGAACTGATGTTATATTTATTAAATCAAGGATCTTTTGGTTCAGCATATATTCCGCCTATATATAATAATTTTGAAACAGCAATGAATTTACCATCGAATCCAATAGTAAATCCTGTAAATTCAATGAACCCTTTAGAGTATGCTGAAACGCTTTTTAGCCCACAAGTTACCCCTATGATGTCTAAAAATGCTTATTTAAATAGTAATACTAATACTCCTGTTCCTACTCCTACTAACAATATAAAAGATGAACCAACAACTAAATCAAATAGCAATACTTCAATGAAGGATATTTTCAAATTTGATATAGATGGTAATTTATTATCACAAAATATTAGTGATAAAAATAGTGATAAAAATACTAATTGTACTAATATAAATGTTGATAACAATTTATTAAAAGAAAAATGTGCACCGTGTCCGGCACCACAAAGATGTCCAGAAAGCAATTTTGAATGTAAGAAAGTTCCAAATTATGAGCAAGGAATAGACAATGCCTTTTTACCAAGGCCAGTATTAGCTGATTTTAGCACATTTGGTATGTAATTAAAGTATATTAGCGCTGAATATTATTACTATTTACTATTTAGAAAGTAATAATATTTATTATATACATTTTCTCAAACATTATGACACTAATAAATTAGTTTAATCATAATATTGTCATATTATGTATTATTTTCTAAACCTTGTTTTATTGCTTGGATTAGTTAGTTTACATAGCGGGCTCTCCTCATCCTCCTCTTTGTCTTCTAGACCTTCTCATTTTTTTTCCTCTTCTTCTTGTAAGATTTTTAATAAAATTAACTAATTTTTTTCTACTTAATAAAGCAATATTGATTTTTGAGCGCTTTTTTCTTTTTAAATGGGAACGTTTTGGCATTTATAACATATATAATTATTTTAATATTAATTATTTTAATATTAATTATTTTATTAATATAATAATTATAATTAATTTTATTTTATTTATGCTTAAAACATTTTTTATCTATTTTAAATGTTTTACATTTTTTCTCTTGTGGAACAATATTTATTATACATTTGGCTTTTTTTCCATATAATGGTGTTGTGCAACCTTTTTCTTTTTCTTTCTTTTTTGTATAATTAAATAGTTTAGATTTCTCAATAGTACAACGCGATCTAAAATTTTCATAATTATCACGCACCTCACAATATGTCAAACCTGAGTTCTTTCCTAACATTGTATTTATTCGTTCATGCAAATTAAAAATATAACGCGAAAAATTGTTGCGATTTTCAAAAATAGAGTCTGTTAATGGAAATTTCTTAAAATTATTTTTAAGATTTATTCTGCAATATTTACATGGCAACGTATATTGAAAATTAAGTAATAATTGTCTGTATTTTTGTTTTTGTATAGGAGTTGGATTATTAGGATAATTAAAACTCATTACGTGTAAATAATGCCATAAACTGGGTCCCCATATACTTGTTAACATACCATCTCCACTATTATAATCTTTATTATTATAAATACGCTTCTTTTTAGTACTATTTTTCATTTTTTTGATATTTTTGATATTTTTCATATTTTTCATATTTTTCAAAATAATATTGCTTAATAATATTAGTTAATATTATTATATATTTATTATGTTAAATATAAAATTATTATTTATTTATAATATATAAATATGTTTAAAAATATTTCAAAAATTTTGAATAGTTATTTAGTAAAATTTAAAGATGATTTTATAAATAGCGCAAAAGACAAAAAAAGCATTCTTTTAATATTAATTATAATAGTAATATTTTTGTTAGTAAGTATATTTGTATATAAGAATGTTGTTAAAAAGGTATTAAATAACAAGCATCAAGTAAATAAAGAATTTATTACTAAAAACAATAATAGTAATGATGTGCTAGTCTTATATTTTTATACACAATGGTGTCCTTATTGTAAACAATCTATGCCTGAAATTAAAAAATTCGAAGAATATGTTAAAGGACTAAATGGTGAAAATGATTATATAATTACTGTAACTAAAATAGATTGTGATGAAAATACAGCAATGGCTGATAAATATAAAGTACAAGGTTATCCAACTATAAAATTAATATATAAAGGAAGAGTGTATGATTATGATGCTAAACCTACTAAAGAAAATTTAATACAATTTTTAGAAACATCTACTAAATAAGAGGTTCTAATATATTATTAGTATCTAACGTCTCTTCTGATTCTAAAGTTGTTGTTGTTGTTTCTGTTGTTGTTTCTGTTGTTGTTGTTTCTGTTGTTGTTTCTGTTGTTGTTTCTGTTTCTGTTGTTGTTGTTGTTGTTGTTGTTTCTGTTTCTACAGTCTTTGCTGTTTCTAAATTATCAATAAAATTCTTAGCTTCTATTGTGCCTAAGTTTATTAAACGACATCTTTCTGATTCATTAGAAAGAACATGATTCCAATACGTTAAATCAATAGTATTATGTGATAAAGCAGTATTAACATAATTTTTTATACGAATAATAATCTCATTTTCTACATTTGATATCTTAGTGAACAATTTTTTAATAAGAAAAAATATATATTCGAAAAAATTAGAATCATTAGATATATTACTTTTATTATCCGAAAAGTTATTTGACAAGTCAATAGGGTTAAATTTATCATTTGTAAAACAAAAAATTTCACTAAAGTCACACTTTTTATCTTCTATACATTGATTAATTGGGCAACTAACAATTATACCTCCATCTAAATAAAAACTATCATTAATATATAATGGTACAAAAAGTATTGGAACAGTCATTGATAAATATAACGCATCTATTAATTCTATATCTGGGCTTGTAATATAGTTAAATTTTGTTTGCTTTAAATTATTCAATCGACAAGCAAATATATTAAAATCTATTTTTGTTAAATTGTAAAATTCTAATAATGTAATATTTATTGGTATATTTTTCGCTAAAAATAACGGCTCTAAAGCAGTAATTATAACCTTTTTATTAATTAAACCCTTTTCGTATAATATATTAATATATGAACTATAAGAAATAATACATAGTTTATTCCAAGGTCTTTTTATTATATAATCATCCATCCATGCCCATTCGTAATTTAATATATATATTAAACCTATAATACCTCCTATAGATATTGAATAAATAGATTCAATATTTTTATATTCAATGAATCCTTTTTCGCTTAAATATTTTAACGCACCATATTCAACCATACCAATAGGACCACCTCCAGAAAAAACTAAATGTTTTATTTTTGTCATTTAATATTAATATTAATAATAATAATATTAAATGAGAATACTTATTTATATTTTAATATTCTTATAATTTAAAAATAAATAATTATGTCCAATGATGTTTTCTATAATTTTTCAAATAAAATAGATAGCGAAGACTCCTCATTAAAACTAAATATTGATGAATTATATAATAAAAAACAACAACAAGATTTGAATGTTTTAAAAAATTATAATAATATATTAATAAGAATACATAATAAAATTAGATATACTTCAAAAAATATGTTAAATCAAAATTGTTGTTGGTATATTATGCCCGAAATGATTTTAGGGGTTCCTAAATATGATCATAGAGATTGTACAGCCTATGTTATTGAAAAATTACGCGCAAATGGATTTATTGTCAGGTATACGCACCCAAATTTGTTATTCATAAGTTGGATACATTGGGTCCCTGCTTATGTTAGAAGTGAAATAAAGAAGAAAACTGGAAATTCTATTGATGAAAATGGTAATATTATATTTGAAGAAAATAATGCTAATGCTAGTAATAACAACACTACTACTTCAAATGGTGGGTCTATAAATAGTGAACATATGCTATTTTCTAATAATAAAAATAATAAAACAGCTTCCGCGCAAGCTAAAGATTATAAAGATATTAAAACATATAAACCTTCCGGTAATTTAATATACAATAATAGTTTATTAGAGAAAATAAATATTAAATGAAAACAATTTAAATAGATGAAAAAATATGTATTCAAACTAAGGATTATAAAGATATTAAACAATACTTATTACTTAATAATATTAAGTAATAAATTTTATATTTTAAATGAGACTAAAGCATATTTTAACAACCATCTTAATTTTAATTAGTGCTCTGTATATTAGTAATACTAATAGTAATAATAGTGACTGTATATTTATAAAAGGAGGAGGGTTTTCTGGATTTTGGTATTATTATGGTTATTTACAAAAAAATAAAATAGCTAATATAGCTAACAAAACTATTTATTGTTATTCTTCTGGGTGCGTAGCATATATTGCTTCGATTAAGTATACTAATGAGAAATATTTATATGAATTAGCATTAGCAAATAGGCTTGAACTTGATCATAATAACATAACTAAATATGACTTAAAAGAAAGATTTATAAGTATTATTGCTACCAATATTAGCACTATACAAAATTATAATCTTAATATATTAACCACAAATTACGCAGGTCAATGTATAATTAAAAAACCTGCTACTATTAGTGAATTAATAGTAGCACTCGATGAAACAACAAATATACCATTAATAACAACAAAACTAAATTTTAGTAAAAATTTTGATGGAGGAATGTGTATAAGATTTATAAACAAATGTGCAAATACTATTACATTACCATACGATTACAAAATTTATAGTAATATTTTTAATATTTATCTGAACTATGAAGATATTATCTATTTTTTAAATTATAACTTATAACTTATAACTTATAACTCAATATATATATATATATATATATGGAAAAAAATTGATTTATTTTTATATATATATATATTAGCAAATTATAAGCAACTTATAACTATAACTATATAAAAAGCTTAAATTATGAGCTTGAAAGTGACTATGGAAACTAAACTCAAACCTTTGCCTAAATTGACAACACTTTTACCACCTTTTTGTGGTTTTATGATTGATGATATTGTGACTTGTAATATATGTTTAGAAGACAATGATGGAAACATTGAAATAGATGGTTGTATTTCAGGAAAAATTAAGCGAAGACTTATTACAGCTTGTGGGCACATATTTCATAAAAAATGTTTACAACAATGGACTTCTGCTTGCCTGAAGGGTTTATTATGTGGGCTAATTACTTGCCCTTGTTGTAGAGGACCTGTCTATATGGATCAGCAAAGCACTGAAACAAAAAAAAAACAGTTTGCTGCTTTAGCGCGTTGTGAGTGCTGTCCAAGACATCAAAGAGATAAACCGTTGTCTTATGAATATGACCCAGACTTAGATGCTAGAACTATGTCAAAAGCACAAGAAAGTGCTCTAAACACTCTTTCAGCTGAAGACTATAAATATTGGTGCCAAGTCAACTCTTGGCGTCGCATGGATGAATGCGAATGGTGTGATTGCCATTGTAGAACAATAATGCGCTCAATGGTTCGTCGTATTCCACCTCCTAGCTCTAATGACTGGCATGGTAAATAGCTTAATCATTCGAATTATCAACTTTTTAAATTTTTATTTTTTATTTTATTATTATTATTATTATTATAAGAAACAATTTAAAATTTTAAACTTAATATTAGTAGCTGAATAAATTTTATAACAAGTCTAATGAATCAATTAAATAAAGTTAGACTATGTCTTTTTTTGAACACTTGTTTGGTGCTATTTATAGGATTTTATATAACAGATTTTACTACACAATCTACATATTTTCGTTTTGGACCAAATGAGGATTTTATATTTATAAGCGTACAAATTAACACTATGCCAAAATATTATAGTTTATTAACATTAATATTTGTAAATGATATAATTAGAGTTATTATTCAAGAATTTGGAGACCCCGTATTATATATGAATGTTTATAATCCAGATAAAAAAGAAATAGCTGACTTTAGTAAAGCACAATTATATTTTTACGCAAATACTATGTTTTTAATAAATAATATTAGGCGTATTTTTACATTATTAATTAGCATAACACAAATAGATATTGCATTATTTTCGGTAGTAGTAGAGCAAGTGGTTGTCATTGTTACAATAAAAATGTTGCTTGATGAGAAAAAATTCATAAATAGCAAATCATTGTTAAATAAAGAGGTTGCTAGTCTAGACATTGAAATGGATAGTATTGATTCTAAAAATTAAATTAAATTAAATTAAGTTAAATTTAAAATGTTGTTATGTTTATTTAAAATTGAATTGACTTTTATTTAGTTAATTAGTAGCCCGGCGATTATATAGAGAGAACAGCGACTATGGATGCTCAAGCGATTATGGAGTTGATGACCAACGCTGAGCATGACAAGATGGTCAAGGATGCTATTGCTGGTGCGATGGAGGGTATTCAATGTCGTGTGATTATTGCGCATCTTCCTGAAAAGTTGCTCGAGATCATGAATATGTGGGCAAGAATTGGGTGGTACGACCATGATGGAGGGGCAAAGTTTGAGAAGTGTTTGTGGGAAGTCGTGTCTCGGGAGCTGAAGAAGCGGGTGTTTGACCTTTTGTCAGAGTGGATGAAAGAGGATGGTGGACTCGTATACCCGGAAAAGGATTTGTTTTATGCCCTGTGCACCGCATCAAATAGTTTGCATTATTATAAGGAAGAATATTGGCCGACCATGGGTGCTGAGCTGGAGGCTGAGGCTTTGCACTGGGTAAAGGAGCATGATGAGGGTCGCTTAATAGAGAGCGGTGACGGTGGATATTTTCAGTATTACGACTGTGTAAATGAAGAGGTGTGTCATCATATGCCTCATCGTCCTAAGCCTGTAGAATACGAGGAGCAGGAGCAGGAGCAGGAGCAGGAAGAGGACAAGCAGGAGCAGGACCAGGACCAGGAAAAGATTGGTTTGGTTCTTGTGGGCGCTAGCACTCTTGTGTCGTGCTGAAACTCTTGTGCTCTATAGTGTTTAAAGGTGTGTTGTGTGGTGTGTTACACATTTTTTTTTATTTACTTGTGTGTATGCTTCATTAAAATTGAAATGATTTTTTATTTAGTTAATTATTAGCCTTCACAACTAATACAAAGCAAAACAAAACTATGGATAGTATGGATACTATTAGAGCTTTGTATGATTACGATGGTACTGCTTTTGAGCGTAGTACTAGTATGGATAGTATGGATAATTGGCTAACAACGCATAGTACTCGTATTAGCACAATGTATGATCATACTGCTTTTGCGCGTAACATAAATTATCAAATCACTAAGATAGTAGAAGAAATTCAAAAAACTATTGATTTAACTAAGCTTTCAAGAGATTTGAAGGCAATTATGAATAGTTGGGTGCGAACACATTCGTGGTATGATGAAGATAAAATGTCAAAGTTTGAGCATTGTCTTAGGAATGTAGTGACAAAGGAAATGAGACGTCAAACTATAGAGCGTTTAGAACAACAGGACATGCCTTCTTTTCCAGTCAACGAAGATGACTTATGTTATGAATTAGAACAAGCGTTTAGTCGTTTGACTAGTTCAGAATTTTGGGATATGGACGCCGACTTGACAGCCGAAGCAAAAAGCTGGGTAACAAACCACGGAGAATGTCTAATAGAAAGCGACTTTGACCGTCCTTTTTCGTGGTTTAGTAGTCGGACTATGTCGACCCGTTATCAATTGCCTCATATGTCTAAGCGCACTAACAATATAGATGTTGTGTCATTGAAAGTATTAGCAATCGACATTAAGCATGAATCGGGTTGGACTTGCTCTATATGTTTGGAGAATAATTCAGAAAATCCTGTTTGTGTAAAAACTGATTGCGGACATATATATCATCACAAATGTTTAGCTGATTGTAAGCGTACGTTCTTAAAACAAAAAGAAAATAGCTGTAAGACGTCTGTTCCGTGTCCATTGTGTCGTGTTCCTTTTAGTTAGAATCTATTGCTATTGTCTTGTGTTTGTTTTTTTATATAAAAAAAGTTTTTTTTTATTTTGCTTAATAATGCGTTACTTCCATTAATGAAAGCTTCGCCTTTATAAAAACATCTGCTCTACATAATGGGCAACTAATTTTTGGTTTTCTTGAATACTTTTTAACAGCTTCATCAAACATTGGATATAAGCATGTTCTATGATAAGTATGGCCGCACAAAGTTGTCATAGTACTAGAAGGGTCCATAACTTGTAAGCAAATAGAACATTCATCATCGCAACTTGTGCATACTTCTATTGCTTCATTCATTTTTTCTTCTTTAAGACTACAAATACTAGCATATATATTTTTTTTAATGTCAAAACAATCATCATTGCTTGTTAATAAATCTAATGTTTTATTGTGTACATAGTAACCAAAAATATAAGTCCAAGTATCTTTTTTATAGTCATCAATAAGTAAACGAAATCCGTGTAAATCATTATGTGCCGATGCTTTAAACGTCACATAATGAAATATTTCTAATTTAGAGTTAGCTAATTCTTCATAAAGTTGACATTCTAATGTATAAGGAAGTTTTAATCCTTTAAAGCCGTCATTTTCATCTAAAAATAAGGTTTCAACAAACAGAAATACAGCATGATTTGTCTTTAATTGAAGGTAGTCCTCACTGTCATAATGTGATTTAGTTAATACTTCATAAAAGTTCTTAATATTTTCCTTTTCCAAAATTACGTTAATCAAATACTTAGTAATTAGCGCATTCATAGTCGCTGTTAGCTTGTTAGTCGCTCGCTTCTGATTGATGATTACAATATATTATAATATAATGTAATCAATTTTTTTATACTAAATACTAATGTTTTTTTTTGGATTAAATCAATAAACTAATTTTTTTATTGCGCCTAGTTTTTTTACGAAAACTACGCAGTTTATTTATAGTCCTATACTTCCTTCCTCCTGTAAGGTCAATGGGAGCAATCATATCAAGCTTAAATTTTTCACTGTCACTAAGCAGCGTGCCATTAGCACCTTTATTGAATATTATTAGGTCATTTATAAATTCTTCTATTAAAGTTACATCTTTAGCCATAGCTAATATTAGGTTTCTTCTTGTAGTCATATTACCTTCTTGTTCTTCACTTGTATTATCTTTACATGGTGCGTCTTCAATTGGTTCCTCTTCAATTATTCCCTCTTCAATTAGTTCCTTTTCAATTGGATTCGCTTTACTTGAATTATCTTCACTTGGATCCGTCTCACTTAAAATTTGTGTATAAACTTCTCCTTTATAAGCTTCTGGAATAACAATCATTTTTTTAAAAATATTAGCAGGCTGTAAAATATTTTTATTATGACCGAGTACTGTTATTGCTGATAGTACAATTGTTTTAGTTACATTGTTACTCAATACTAAACTGATAAATCCTGCTATTGCCGGAAATATAATTTCATCGAGTTGTCTTTTATTTTCTTTCGCATTATCCTCCAATCTATATTTGTTTTTTTTAACATAAATTGCTGTTTGGTTTTTTAATAATTCTATTAATTTTGTAATAGAAAATTTACTCATAAATGGAATAGCTTTAAATCTTTCATTCGCATTTAATATACTAACAATTCTGCTAAAAAGCTGTCGATATTTATTTACTGTTTCTGAATAAGAAAGAGGACTACCTCCTTTTAGTATATATTTGCGATGTGTTCTTGTTTTTGTCTTTATTTTTAATTTTTCATTTCTATATTTTTTGTTTTTTGTTAATCTACGCATATTATATATTATATATATAATAAAAACATTTATAAATAATAATTAAAATGCTCCCTTAAAATCCTCCCCGAAGTCGCAATACAAGATGAAGAGTGCTCTCTTTTTGAATATTATAATCGTTTAATGTGCGCCCATCTTCTAGCTGTTTACCGGCAAAAATTAGACGCTGTTGGTCAGGCGGAATACCTTCTTTATCTTGAATTTTGGCTTTAATATTGTCAACAGAATCAGACGGCTCTACTTCTAATGTAATTGTTTTTCCTGTAAGTGTTTTAACGAAAATTTGCATAGCTATACTATATATAGAGCTTTATTATTTTGTTTTTATATTTATTTTATATATATTTTATAAATGTCCACTTGTTCTTTAGATGTGTGTGCTAATATTTTTAAAGTATATGTGTGTGATTATATATTTATGATGCGTATAAAAGTTTCAGATGGTCCATTAAGTAATGGAAATAATTATGCTGAATTAGAAGTATATTATAAATCAACAGATTATGATGCAGTGGATAAAGTATACTATTTAGAATATGGAGCTAATCCTTTAAGAAAATATATTGGTTCTAATGTTATATGGAATGCTGGTGATGATTACAATAATGATAATCTTATTGTGTTAGATTAAAGAATAGTTAAAATGGTTTATTGTAAATCTCTCAAAATGTGTTTTTATAAATCAAATATTTTTAAATGATTTAACTGCTATAGAAGATTGCTGCTGCCTTTTGTAATTCTTTTTCTCTTGTTTCTCTTATAGCGGCTGCGCGTGCGGTTATAGCCGCTTCTGTTTTCATAATATTCCTTAAAATTGCCCTTTTTGATGCCATAGTCGCTGTTATTTCATTGAGTAGTTCTTTTGCATTAATGAGATTAGACCGAGCTGTTTCAAATGCTGTTAATGCTAACAAATAATCTTCTTGACTAATACGTTTCAAATTATCTGATTCAATATTATACTGTTTTGTCATGTCTTCAAATATTATAGTCCATGGTCCTGAAACATTAGATATATCGATTGTTTCAATCTTGGCTTTTGAACCTTGATAATAGACTATATCATTAAATTTAAAATCTGCTCTGTTTGCTTCATCTAATATGTTCAATGCATTATTATATATAACCTCTGCTGCTTCCACCGCTTTTTGGGCATTGTCCATCTCCTCAATATATTCATTTTCGTTGATCATTTATTATATTATTATATTATTATTTTATTATTTTATTATATTATTATTTTATTATTTTATTATATTATTATTTTATTATTTTATTATTTTATTATTTTATTATTTTATTATTTTATTACATTTTTAATATAATAAAATAACAAAATATTCTAAAATTGATAAATATTTAAATTAAAAACAAATTATAATAAAAACATTACTTGTTACTAATATAATAAAATGAAAGTTTTAGTATTTGATACTGAAACAACTGGATTACAAGAAAAGGGTGCTTCTATTTATGATAAATCTAAATGGCCATATATTGTTCAACTCAGCTATATTTTGTATGACTTATCGACTAATAGTGCACTAATTAAGGATAATTATATTGCTATTGATGGTTCAATCGTTATTTCGCAAGAAAGTTATGATATACATCATATAAGTAGAGAGATTTTAGATGTCCAAGGAATAAATATTGTTGAGGCATTAAAAGATTTTAACGATTGTTTAAAAAAGTGCGATATTGTAGTGGGGCATAATTTATCGTTCGATAAACGGTTAATTTTTGTGGAATGTTTTAGACATAATGTTACGCAATATTTTACTGAGTTTAAGCATTATGAAATGACACATAAGGCGGAGTATTGTACTATGAAAAACACAACTGAATTTTGTAAGTTAGAGAGATTAAATAAAACAAATCAAGTATATTATAAAAATCCAAAACTTAGCGAATTATATAGTATATTATTTCCAAATGAACAAGTTCCTAAAGATTTACATAATTCACTTGTAGATGTAGCAATGACATTAAGATGTTATGTAAAATATGTTCATAATTTTGATGTTAAAGAAGTTAACAATACACTTAAACCATTATTTTTAAGCATTTAGCAAATAAAATAATATATATAAAAATTAAGAATAAAACACTATTATATATTATAAATAATATATAATATTAAGTATGTTAAAACACTTTGTTATAAATAATATAAATTTAGTATCAATAGTTATTTTTTTAATATTATTTGCAACAATAATGTTTATAAAACCAAGTATTATATTTGATAAAGCAGGAAAACCTCGCGAATTTGGTATAGGTTATAAAAATAAAACAGTATTACCTTTATGGTTAACCGTTATAATCTTAGCAATAGTATCATATTTTTTTATTGTATGTTATATAAATTTTAATAGATTTAATTTCTAACCAGGAGTAGTAGTAGTAGTAGTAGTACTAGTAGTAGGAGTAGTAGGAGTAGTAGTAGATTCATAATCTTTAATAATCTGATCTACAGATTTTTCACAAGACATACCAATAATATAATTATAACTGATTGAACTAATTAAAATACCAGCCAATATGTACCATACAATTTTACCTATAACATGTTTTATAGTTATTAGTTTATATAATGTAATAATTTTAGGATTATCTCCTTCATCAAGGGCGTCTTCTGATGTAGATTTCATAATTTGGGCACTGGTTAATCCTTTAATAAAAGTTATAAAATTGCTTAAATCAATATCTATTTGGTTTATAAATTTAGATTTATTATTATTAATTGAATTAATGGCTTTAATTAGTTCATTGTTATTTTTATCAACATCTTCGACATCTCTAATAAGATCATTTAATAGTGTTGATACGCCTAACAAAGATACAAAAATATATCCAATAGTATTAGAAAAAGGAGATATCCAACCAGGGAATAATTTTAAAATAAAATATAATAATATAAATATTATTAGCCAAGGCATTAGAGTAACTATTAATATATAATTCCACTCAATATTGTTATCACAAATAACTCTTGAATTATGAACATTTAAAAAATATGAACCAATAATAACTAATAATATATATATAAAATTAATCACTCCGCTATCTTTAGCATTATTAATATCTTGTATAGATTTACCTTTGTTAACAGTAAAAATTGTAAAAAATAAAAAACATACTGTTACCAGTATGAAATATATTAATGATGTTGCCGGGCTTGGTACGTCTCCTTCTGCCATATTAGTATAATTTATACTAATATAATAAATACTTATTTATTACTTATTTATTACTTAAATAAGTAATAATTTTATATTATAAAAATTAATACTTAATAATAGTTAAGTATACTTAATAATGAATTTTGATATTGTAAACTATACAAATTTACAATTTAGCAAATCAACTAACGCATCAATAGATAAACCTAAATTAGTAGACAATGGTGTAAAATATTTTTTTAGAGAGGTTTTAAAAAACTGCCATAACTATAAGCAAAATAATTTTAATACTTTTTACAATATTACTATGTTTATACTTTTTATAATTATATTAGGATTAATATTAGTTATGCGTTATAAAGGAAATTCAATGAGTAGAAAATACTATGAGAAAAGTATGAAAGATAAAGAATATATTATGTCTAAATTGGTTTACTATAATCGCCAAAATATAGATAATCAACAAAAAATTAAAAATAATATGATAACAAATTTACCCGATTACGGTAATCATGTAGAAGCTAATATATTACATAGGAATTTATATTTCTCTTAATCATTTAAATCTTTACACATTAAGTTTAATACCTTTTATTATAAGATATAGTGTAAAAATAAATATATTAATACTATATTAATATATATAAGCTTAATTATGACATCTGAACCACAAGAGAATTATTACAAAAATTTACAAGATTATTATAAATTGAAAAATAGCTATGGCGCTATAAAGCAAAAAAAAATAAATGAATTAGCGGGAACTTACGGTAAAGACTATGACCAAAAGAAACAAAGTTTTGCCAAGCTTAAAATAAAATGTATAAATTGTAAGCAAGATGGCGGAACGCTATTTACAGAAACCAGCGATTTATTAAGAGCAACTTGTGGTAATACTGTAAAACCTTGTAAATTAGATTTGGCTATTAAACGAAAGAAATTTGCGCATATTACTGAAAAATTAGGCTTAGCAAAGCAAGATCTAGAAAAGTATAAAAAAAATATTATAACTACTAAATTAGACTTCCTCTTTAATTATATTGAAGAGGAAAAAGCAATTGAAACATTTGAGCTTTTAAAGCAACAATTAAATAATAGTCAAGAAAACTACATTAATTTATTAACTTTATACAATTCTATTACACACAACGAAGAATTATTAAATTTAATACAAGAAAAAATACTTGATTTTGAAAATAATAAAAAACTGTATACCGAGGCTTTAGAACTATATAAATCGAGTGGACAAGTAATGTATTTGAAAAATGCTATGGAAATCTATAAAACAAAACTCTCACTATTAGGTAATGAACTAATGAATTTAAAATATAAATCATCTTATGTTGAGAAAAATGAAGAAGAACAGTATATTTTTTTTCAAAACAATCATAATTTAGAAGATTTAATACTGGAATTAAAAGATTAAAAATATTAATTAATTTTAAATATATTATTATAAATATAGAAAAGCTAATGGTAAATAAGTCTAATAATTTTTTTACAAGAATATATAGCTCAACAAAATATATAAATTTTACTGTCTTTTTACTCACCTTTCTATTAGGTTTAACATATATGTATTGTTTTGACTATAATAGAAAAGTTGTTGTCTATCCTACGCCTCACAATATTGATAAAATCGAATATAAAGACGAGGCTGGAAATTGTTATGGTTACAAAATAAAAGATGTTAAATGTCCTAGCAACAAAAGTAAAATAAAGACTCTACCTTTATAGTAATATTATATCTATTATTATATATATAATTATAATAATATTATAATTATATTATAATAATATTGTATTATGATTAAGAACGTTGTTAAAAATTTAATGTATACAAATATGGGAAAAATAATATTATCAGTATTATTAGGATTAGGATTTGCTACACTATTTAGACAAGTATGTAATTCTAAAGACTGTTATAGATTTATTGGTCCTCATCATAATGCGTTAAGGGACAAAATATTTGCTACTGATTCTGATAAAACAAAATGCTATTCTTTAGTAGAAGAAAATATACAATGTGGGTCAAAAAGCAAAACATTAGACTATTCTACCAATTTTATGTAACAATTAGTTTTAATATTTTTTATATTTTTTATATTAAAAATATTAAAAAATTGAGTTAAAAAATATTTACAATAAAATAGCTACAATTAAGTAGAATTAATTATGAATATTGATACTAAGATTACTTATAATATGAATGCTATTAATGCTATTAATGCTGTAAATGTTACAGAGCAAGAAGCAAATCATAATGTGTTATTAAAACTATTTTTATATATTATTTTACGCTATTTTATTTAAATAAGCGTTGTTTACTATTAAAATTTTTATTTTTATTTTTATTTTTATTTTTATTTTTATTTTTATTTTTATTTTTATTTTTAGATTTTTAAATAATAAATAAAAATTATTTAAAAAAACAGTGCGTAGTAATAATATTATTATGTCGTCTCCTGTTGAAACATTTGCTTTTCAGGCTGAAATCAATCAGCTTATGTCTCTTATTATTAATACTTTTTATTCTAATAAAGACATTTTTTTACGTGAATTAATCTCTAATTCATCTGATGCGCTAGATAAAATTAGGCATCATTCATTATCTGATAAGAGCGTATTAGACACTCATAGTGACCTAGCTATTCAAATTATTCCAGACAAGGCAAACAAAACATTAACAATTCTAGACACTGGTGTTGGTATGACCAAATCGGATATGATTACTAATCTTGGCACCATTGCTCAATCGGGAACAAAAGGATTTATGGAGGCTATGAAGAGTCAGGGAGACATTAATATGATTGGTCAATTTGGTGTTGGGTTTTATTCAGCATATTTAGTTGCTGATCGTGTTGTTGTAACTTCTAAAAATAATGATGATGAGCAATATGTATGGGAATCAAATGCCGGTGGTTCATTTACTGTTAAAAAAGATGACTCTGGTGTGGACCTTGGGCGTGGAACAAAAATTACGTGTTATTTAAAAGATGATCAGTTAGATTATTTAGAAGAAAATCGGATTAAGGAACTAGTTAAAAAGCATTCCGAATTTATTAACTATCCAATTAGTCTTTATGTAGAAAAAACGGTTTCAAAAGAAGTAGAAGAAGAAGAGGAAGAAGGGGAAGATGATGACGATGATGAAGCTATGTCTTGTGAAAAATGTGAAAGCGACGAACCAAAAATCGATGAAGTAAATGATGAGGACTTAGCTAATATTGAAAAAATGGCAGAAGCAAAAGCAAAAGCAAAGAAAACAAAAACAGTTGAAGAAGTTGTAAGTGAATATGTATTGCTAAATAAGCAGAAACCTATTTGGTCTAAAAAACCAGACACTGTGTCAAAAGATGAATATGCGTCATTTTACAAATCGCTAACAAATGATTGGGAGGAACATTTAGCGGTTAAGCATTTTTCTGTTGAGGGTCAACTTGAGTTTACAGGTCTATTATTTGTTCCAAAGCGTGCTCCTTTTGATTTATTTGAGCCAAATACAAAAAAACACGGGCATATTAAATTATATGTTAGACGCGTATTTATTAGTGATGACTGTGAAGATTTAATTCCTGAATGGTTAAAGTTTGTAAGAGGTGTTGTGGACTCAGAGGACCTTCCATTAAATATTTCGCGTGAAATGCTGCAGCAAAATAAAATTCTAAAGGTTATTAAGAAAAACATTGTTAAAAAATGTTTAGAATTATTTGCGGAAATTAAAGAAAACACAGAAGATTATGCTAAGTTTTATGAACAATTTAGTAAAAATATTAAGCTTGGGATTCACGAAGATGCTTCAAATCGTGAAAAATTATCGGATTTATTAATGTATCATAGCACAAAGTCTGGTACCAATATGGTTTCACTGAAAGACTATGTTTCTAATATGCCAGCAAGTCAAACGCAAATCTATTACATTACAGGTGAATCGTTAAAATCCGTAGTAAATTCACCATTTATTGAGAAATGCAAAATGCGAAATCTCGAGGTTCTTTTTATGATTGATCCAATTGATGAATATTGTGTTCAGCAACTTAAAGAATATCAAGGTAAGTCGTTAGTTTGTGTTACAAAAGAGGGACTAGTGTTTGATTGTGATGATGATGAAAAACAAAAATGGGAAACTTGTGTAAGTGAATTTAAACCACTAACAGAGAAAATTAAGGAAATCCTTGGTTCTAATGTGGAAAAGGTTGTATTGAGCCAGCGTGTTGTTGACTCACCTTGTGTATTAGTAACAGGCGATTATGGGTGGACAGCTAATATGGAAAGAATTATGAAAGCGCAAGCACTTCGTGACACTAATAATTCATATATGATGTCGAAAAAAATTATGGAGATTAATCCGTATCATAGTATTATTAAATCGCTTAAAGAACGTGTTAAATCGCCGGACAATGAGAATATGATTAAAGATCTTGTAACTTTATTATATGAGTCATCGTTAATTTCAAGTGGATTTAGTATTGAAGAACCAGCGACTTTTGTAAATCGTATTAACAATATGATTAAGCTTGGACTTTCTCTTGATGATGATGACGAAAAGAAAGAAGATAGTGCAGAAGATACTAAAGAAGAGGAAGTAAAGAAAGAAGATGTAAAAGAAGAGGAAGATACAGAATCGCATATGGAAGAACTTGACTAAAGTAAAGTAAATAAATTGTCTAAATATTAAAATTATTATTTGTTTAACAATAATTTTAATTTTTAAATTTGCAAAATATTATTTGCGTTATTAAATGAATAAATATTTAGAGAACTATATTAATTAATGTCTTCAAGTGGAATTACTTCTATTAATGAACTTCCTTCATTAAATAATCAAAATGGACATATACAACAACAACAAATGATGAGCCAACAACCTCAAAATATTATTTTAAATAGAAATGAGATTGTATCAACTAATAATAATCAAATGTCTACATCTAGTTATACTCAATTATTACCAAGTGGCGGTGGAGCTAATACAAGTAATCCTATAATGCAAAATAGTCCATTAACTATGGAGAATAGTAATCAAAGTCAGCATAGTCATGCTCCACCTAACTATAATGAATTAATAAGTCAAATACAAAAAGCGTCTGTTTATGGAACAACCGCATTACCTTCGCGGGATATTCCGATGGAACCTTTAAAAGTTGCGAACGATATTCAGAGTCAACCTAATTATATACCTCCACCACAGTTTCAAGAAGATTATATTAAAAATAGTATAACCCCTCAAACAGTGATAGATACTAATTCAAGACAAACAAAATATGACGCTATGTCTGATAAATTATATGGTGAGTTACAATTACCTATAATAATTGCTCTATTATTTTTTTTATTTCAATTGCCTATAGTCAAACAATATAATAAAAAATTGCTTCCATTTTTATTTAAAACTGACGGTAATCCAAATTTATACGGTTATATTGCTAATAGTGTATTGTTTGCATCAATGGTTTATGTATTACTAAAACTTGTTGCTTATTTGGCATAATTCTTTCCGACTTTAATCCATAAAAGAATACTAATTGTGAAACCTACTAAAAATCCGGCTACACATTTATCATAAGGCTCTTTAAAAAATGGACTAGTTATATAAGGACCTACAAAAAATGTTAAAATAGAGTAAAATATCATAATAGCTATTGACATTGGCGAACTTAAGTGAGACATAATATATATTTTAAATATATATTTTAAATATATATTTTAAATATATATTATATTATATTTTTTAAATATTTTCTAAATAATAGTTTATTTTCTTCTAGTTCTTGGTTTTTTATTGGCTCTTTTTCTATGTGTTATTTTTCTTTTTATAAAATATTTTTTGCCTAATCCAAGTCTTGATGAACTAGACGATGCACTAGATGGGGTTCGCGATGGTGCCAAGTCTAAGTCTAAGTCTTCTAACTGTAAATGCATAGCTGGTTGTCGGACAAGACTGGTTGGTTGTGTCCCTATATTACGCTGGCGTTGAAGTCTTGGTGGTGCAGAAAAAGGAGGAGGAGGAAGAGGAGGAGGAAGAGGAAGAGATTGTATACTGGGAACACGAGATGGTATACTGGGAAAACGAGATGGTATACTGGGAAAACGAGATGGTCTACTGGGAAGATGGCTTGAAGCTAGAACTAATCTGTCGCGTGTATCAAGAATTAATACATGATTAGCTGTTTGATTAATAGCTGCTCTTGTTTGTTGGCTAAGATTGCGTAAATTGTGTATTAGTGAATTTAATGTTTGACTATTAACGCGGACATTTTTAATAGTATTTCCGCTACTGATTATTGTATTAATACTATTAAGTTCTTCATTAATATCTTGCCTATTGCGTTCAGCTAATTGTAAATAATCTGTCCTCAATGTCTTAACTCTGTTTATATTAGCGATAAGTAGTGTAACTTTAAGCTTAATAGTAGCATTATTTGTATTTGATGAACATAATTGAATAATTAATAGTGTTAATTTTAATAAATTTTCTAATTGTTTTTTTATAGCAATTAGTCTTCCTAATTCTGATTCTGGTAGTATTGGAGACATATATATATTATTAATACATTATAATAATATGTATAATTGTTATAATATTGATTAGTTGATTAGTTTATTTTCCATATTTACAATATTGTTTTTGAGAGAACCCTCGTGGTCTTCTACAATTAATAGATTTCTTATATTTTGCGGTCCATGCTCCGCCTCTTTTGCCTCTTTTGCCTCTTTTGCCTCTTTTTTTTGATTTGCGCTGTATATTACCTTGTCCTATATTCTGATTTATAGTTAATGCACGGTATTCATTAGTCATTGTATCAAGTTCATTTTGTAAACCGTTCTTTTCCCGCGTTAATACTCTAATGTCATCATTTAATGTTTTATACTTTTCGTTTGCTTTAGTTAAGAGTTGTAGCTTAGACTCTCCTTCTAGTCTTAGTGGTTTAATAATTTCTTCAATAGCAGCATTAGTAATACCAAGAAGACGAGTTGCCTCACTATGACGACTTCTTATACCTTCTACATCATTGGGATTTGCTCTTCTATAATCATTATAGTGGCGTAATGCCCTAGCATATTCAATTCCACTATTGCCTTGTAACTCTTCTTGAGTAATTCGCGTTATTTCTTGAGTGCAATAGCGTACACGTTCTCTAGCACTAGTAGCATCGCTATTTGCTGCTATTGCTCGTTCGCTAAAACTACTTATATCAGCTTCTAATTCAGCTATTATAGTTCTAAATTGTTTTATTTGTTTTGCTAAAGCTCGTCTTCTATAGGCTAAACTTGGTTGATGTGCTCGTGCTGAACTTCTTCTTGATTGAGGACCTGTAGTTGTTTCTAAGCCGGTTGTCACCAAACTTGTAGTCGCCATGCTTAATGGTGCTAATGCTATACTTAATGGTATATTATTAGACATATTATATATATATATGTTACTATTATAAATAATATTATAAAATATTTATCTAAGAGTTATGTTTTTTGCCCTTTTTTTTAGATTTGCGTTGTTTCTTACCGCGCGCTTGATTTAACAATCCGTCACGAATACGTGCTATTTTAAGCCTATGCTCAAGGTCGCTTACGATCCTCATTATACTTTGTTGTTGTTGATATAAACTATAATGATGCTCGCTTGCTTGTCTGTAAGTTTCTCGCGCTAGTGCTTTTTGTTCTATAATAGGAGCAAGACCTGAATCCATTAGCTCATCAAAAAGAGCGCTCACGTGGTCAAATCTTGGTTTTAAATTATTAAAATAATTTATGTCCGTGTCTTCATCTTCATTATTTACATATTCAAACCACTGCCTCTTTAGTTCCTTATATTCCATTCCTAAGTTGGACTGATTAAAATTCGTAAGAAGTGTATATCTTAAATTATCACGTTCTGTTCTCAACCTTTCATAGCGGTCGCCCTCGTCATTTCTGCGTCTTAGTGCCTGGTCAACTTCAATAGTTAATGTGGCTAATGCGCTGCGTTGTTGTCTTAAATCGGATTCTAATTCTATAATAGTATTTCCTATATTGGTTCTGCGCGTTTCTAACGCCTGTGTTCTTCGCGCTAATGCATTTGGATTAGCGCGTCTTCGAGTTGTTGACCTTAAATGTATTCTTGGGGTTATAATAGTATTTTCATTAATGCTAGTCATATATTATATACTATACTATTATATTAGCATAATATAATATTTTTAGTTTTGTTTTATAGTTTTCTTCTATAATCCTCTTCTTCTTATTCCTCTTCTTGTGCGTTTTCCTTTTTTGCCTCGTTTATGTGTAGGGCGTCGTTGTCTTCTTATGTTTCGACCTTGACCTAATGCTAATGCTATTTTACCTTTTTTTGCCCTTTCTTTGTGTAGCACGAAGTTTTCTTTTTCTACCGCGTCCTCTATTTAACCTAGCTTCTTCATCAAATACAGCACTAAGAGCAGTTTCTAATTCTCTTAGCGTTGATTTTAAATCAAAACGTTGTCTATATATTAAAGCGTGCTCAGCCCTAGAAGCACTGCACGCGTTTTCAGCTCTTTGTGCTTGTTCTTCTAAAGCCTTATATGCTTGACAACGTCTTTTTTCTAGTCTTGTATGAAGTTTTTCGACTCTTGTGTCGGAATGACTACATGCTTCACTATTACTAGTGTTATTATCATAGTGTTGTTTTATTTTATACGCTTCCTCTCTAATCGCAAGTGCTAAATTAGATTGTTTCAAATTTCTATTTATGGCAGAAGTATTTCCTCGGTCATCTGCTGCCTCTCTTGCGTGTCGAAGTCGGCGCATATCTTCAGTTACACGATTATTCGCTAACCCTAGTTGTTCAGTAAGTTCAAGTAGTCGTAATCTTAAAGGTCTTAATCGTTCTTCTAAAGCTATTCTTTGCGTTTCTAACTCTGCTCTTCTTATATTTATACTATTAGGACTAACTCTTTGTGTTCCTGCCATATTATTATATTATTATATAATAATATAATCTATAATTCTTCTAGCTCTTATAACTAGAAGTCTTCGTCTTCGTCTTCCAAATCTCTAAGTTGTTTTTTTAAATTATGAACTATTAGTGATAGTCTATCTTGTTTCTCATGTGCTGTAATATAGTCTTCATTTGCTTTAGTATAAATTTGGTCTAATTTTTCTATTTCATCTTTAAGAGCATAAAGTTTACCATTAGGTCCATAACGAAGTGTTTGAAGTCTTATTCCAATTAAAGGCGCGCGCGAACGTTCCAACATGCTTTGACTTCTATTAAGTTTATCATATTTACTTCTTAAATTATCATAGTTAACTAATTTAGTATTCCCAATAGCTTCCTTGAGTATTTCGTATTTGTCTACTAGCTTGTCAAGTCTCTTAGACAGCATGAACTTTTTATCATCAATTGATTTAATAGTTACTATATAAGCAGCTAGTGCTTCTTGTGCTATTTCTAGTTCCTTTAGTA